TTATTAATATTATTAATTAATGATTCTAATGAAGCAGCTTTACTTTTATCAAATTTAATATCTACATTAATTTCTAAATTTTTAGCCATATATTACTATTCCTCCCTTAAAAATAAAAGAAGTATCTAATATATGGATACTTCTATCTTGTCTTATTAACATGTTTTAATAATTTTTGTAATTCTTTAGGATTATCTTTATTTTTTACAAATTCTTCATAAGTAAGTTTTAATCCATTCTTTTTAAATAACCTTTCTGTTTTTTTCTTTAATTGGTCGGATGAAAGATTTAATCTAGCAATTCCTATTAACTGGCTTGTTGTTTCTATTGCTATATAACTATTCCATTGAATATCTTCAATTATTTCATTGAGTAATACATGAACTTCTCTCAATAAAATTTCAATTGTTCTATCTGTAAATTGAGTATAAAATTCCTCATCAGTATATAAATCTATTTCTGCCCCAATAGATGTACATTCTCTTATAATATATCTAATTATATTACTTCCTACTGTCCCTGAAACTTTTAAAGATTCTTCATTTATTTTTATATTATCTTCATTACTTATTAATTTAGTAATCTCTTCTCTTTGTGCCATTGTAGGTTCAAATAATTTAATATCATCTTTTTCATATCTTATTGTCTTTTTTTTATGATTATCTAAAATTCCCATGTTTCTCTCTCCTTTATTTAATATAACTAATATTCTCTTTTAATATTTTTTCTATAATATCAGTATTTTCTAATTCTTCCTGAACTGGTTCAATAAAAGGTCTTGGTCTTTTATAAATAGGGGCATCTTTTTCTGTAGAAGTACCATATTCAATTATTTCATCTAAATCTACCCCATCTTTTGAATTTATGGGTTTAGCGTCATTTTTTATTTTTAAACTAATTTTATCATTATTGTTGGTTACTTCTGATTTCCATGTATCCTTTAATCCCCCAGAATTATGACCACTTCTTCTTTTATAAACTTTAGGTTCATATACATCCAATACATTTTTTTGTACTGATTTTTCACTAATCTCTATTATTTTATCTGTTATTTTTGTTTTCATAGTATTTTCAATATCATTACTTATTTCGCATATTAAATCATTAAAATCAAAATTATTCTTCATTTTTTATTCACCCCTTAATGAAATTTAAGTGATTTTAAATTTGTATTTATATTTTCATTACAAAGATAATTATTATCCTTATAAATAATATAAAGTCTAAGACAAAATATCTTAGACTTTATATTCAAACTATATTAGTTCAATTATATATGTATTAACTATATCATTGGTCTTAATTGCTAATTCTATTTCTCCTATACCTTCATTGAAATAGATAACATTACCAAATTCAATGTCTATTGGTATATTCAATTCTTCTAACTTCACAATTTTATTTTCATCCGTATCATCATTTAAAACTTTAACTTGCTTGTCTTTATTGTTAATAAACCAACAAGCAAGATTGTCCCTCATTTTTTCTAGTAGTTGTTCATCATTTTCCATACGAAAGCCTCCTTTGATTTGACACGCTGAATGAAAAATGATATACTACAACTGGGAGTACAATATCTTGTACATATAGAATCGCTAAATGTATTTTAATTTAATATTGTATTATTATATGTATATTATAGTTTATTCAGTGTGTATGATTATAAAATTAATATTATTAAATTAAGAAAACATTTAGCTTAGATTAAGAGTGTTATTGCCGTAACGCTCTTTTTTATTTCCAAACATTTCTTTATTACATTAACAAGTATATAGTATTAAATCTATCATGTCAATATATTATTTATACTTCATCAAATATCTTTAAATTTTATTGAATAAAACTACACTTTATTATATAATTAATGCATAAGGAGTTGATAAAATGAATAACATTGATTATGCAAATGAAGTTAGTTCAATAGTAAAAACACAATTGGCAAATGCAAACATAACCCTCACTAAAATAGTTGAAGAAATGAATAAGGTTAATGATGAAAAAACTACTGTTCAAAATTTAAGTAATAAACTCAATAGAGGTACTATAAAATTTTCTGAAATATTACAGATTGCTGACCTTGCAGGTTATGAAATTAATTGGGAAAAGAAAATTAGTGTTAAATTCAAAGTGCCAGAGTTTAATACTAAAGAGCTTTTTAATACACTTAATAATATAAAATTTTCTTCAAATCGACCAGAAACAATTTCAGAATATTTTAATACATCAAAATATTCTGACCCACTTTATTTAAAAAATGTTATAACTAAATTAGAAGATGATAATGTAAAATTAAAAAAACGTATTACTTATTTAGAAAATAAGATTAATGAATTATTTAATTTATTATCAAAATGCCCTCAACTTTTAGAAGAATTAAATAAATAAATATATAATTTCCAAAGAACATAAAATATTATATCATACTTTTTTATATCTTTAATATAATTTTGCATGAATAATTATAAAAAATTTTATAGCGAACATTTATTCGTATTTGATTTATTAATATTATACTATATAAATATAAACAAATGGTATTAAAAGAACCATTAATATTTCACATTATATTTAAATATCTTTAATTTTCTAAGAATATCTTAGATTTACTAACTATTTTATTTAAATTAATTATTGGCTTTAAAATCTTGATTTTATTTCTAAAAAAATAATAATGTAAGTTTATTTATAGGTACTTAGAAACCTAGTACCTATTATAAGCTTACATTATGCACTTCTATTCTTCTGCTAAAATCACAAAATTACACAATTCTTTATCTTCATCTGGTGTTAATGTTAAATTAAACTCATATTGTGATATAGAACTTCCATCAAGCTCAAGAGATAATTCACCTTTAGGTCTAGCATTAGGACAGATAATTTGTAGACAAACTTGTCCACCACCCTTATTGTCAGATTTAACAGATATTACATCGATATAAGCTGTAAAGGCTTCATTAATTTCTTGAGTTTCTTTGATTGAGATGCTTCCTGCACCTGTTACTTTTGTTAAATAGAAAACCTTTACTTTCTTTCCTGCTGATACAGTTACAGTTATTTTCTTTTTATCTGTTGAAGAAAGTTCTGCTTGTAAGCTTTCTTGTCTAATACCATCTATATCTATTACATCTACAGAAAGAACCTTAGTAGCTTCATTGTCTAATGTAAGCTCTGTTTGTTCATCTGAACTAGAATTAAAAATTTGTGTTTTTAATATTTCGGTTTCTCCTACCTTTATAGGACTTCCAGTAACAAAGCTTAATAGCTCAGCAGTATATAAATCTGATTTAAAAGTTAATGAACCTTCTCTATCTCCAGTAAATGTTACCTTCTTAGTTTTTCCATTTGCATAAGCATATTCAGCGTCTTCTGCTGTAATATCAGTAGTAACTCCATTTATGAAAGGAAAGTCATATAAAGTTCCACTTTCTTTTCCTACTAATGTCATTTTACCACTATTTTTAGTCCCAAGTATTTGGTTTAATTTATTTTCTGCCATTTATTTATTCCTCCTTAATATCGTGTCTAATTTTTTATTTCAATATTAAACTATACAAATCTACATACTTATATTTCTTTGAATCCCAAAGTCCATTTCCCATAATAGCTCTATCTAAAGTATTTTTATTTCTATAAATTAAGCCATTATATAAATTATAAAACTGATATAAATTCATTTTGAGTAATTGTTCTTCTTTCAATCCACCAAGCTGTATATTAATATAGTTAAAATTATTATAAATTCTATCTTCTTTCTTTCTTTTACCTTTTTCTGAATCTTCTCTTTTATCTCTTTCCTGAAAAATTTTTCTAAATTCTTCTCTCACAGATTCATCTTTAATTTTCATTAAAAGTCGTTCATTTTTATCTTGCTTATTTAAATCTTCCTTAGTTAATAATTTTAGACCATAAATTAATCTTAAAATTTCACCTAATTCATTAAATTGCTTATTATCTAATTTATAGTTATCACAACCTAAAAAAACTTTAAATTCACTAATTCCATAAGGTAGTAAATCTAAAGCTATCCATTTAAAGTCACAATCGAATAAAAATTTCATCGTTTCAAATATATTCTTTTCAAATTCTTTATCCGCTTGAGATATACTATAAAGAATTTCTAATATACCAAATTCATTTAGTTTTAAATCTGGTACTTTTTCTTTTAAGCCATTAATAATTTCTTGTCTTCCTAATAAATCTTCTGAATAACAAAAAACTTTTAATGTGTTTTCTAAAAAATCTTCACCATATTCAAATAAATCATTAACTGTTATATATTTCATTTTCTTTCCATAAAAATTAATAGGGTTATTACTTAGTGCTTTACCTAATATATAATATCTATTATTATCGTCTTTTAAATTAAAATTTTTTTCTAATTTCAATAACATAAAACCACTATTTAAAATCAGAAACCTTAAAGAATACCTTAGTAGCACTATATCCATTAGGTGGCGTTATTGTTTCAAAAGAATCTAATACTATTCTACCAACACCTTTATCATAGTCTTGTATGGCTTTTGTAATGGCACTTGCAATACTTAACATTCTGCTACTACCATCTGCTAATTCAAAAACTGCTGATTTTACCAATATAATAAACCCCATATAAATATTACAGAAAGAAGGTTTGCTACTTATTGTACTAACTTCAAATGTCATAGCAACTAAAGAAGAAACCTCTGTCACAGTTCCTAATGCAATAGGACAAAAATTTAATCTTGCATGAGATATTTCACCCTTACCATTAGTTTGTGGTCTGGTCAAATCCCATGCTTCATCCATAGTTAATTCTTTATTATCTAGTGGTGTATAATCATCATATTTCAATAATTTCATTAATTCTTGGTTCTCAACCAATTTAATCTGAACATCTTTCAATAGTTTATTAACATTGTCAAAAATTGTAATATCATCATATAACATATCACCACCTACCTTAATATAAATTTAACTTCTATTGATAACTTAATATTATCTTTAATAAAATTAATAGTTAATGTTTCTTTTGAATATCCAATATTATTTTTAATAGTTATTGAATTATTTGTAGTTTCAATGATTGTATAATCACTTACTCCTAAATTATTATTTTCTATATTTATTTGCCACGAATCAGTATCAACTTCATCATTATTATAAATTGTGAAAGTATTTTGACTTAATTTTCTTATATTATAACTACCATTTAATCCTTTAATAGTATAATTGTCTTTAGTTACTTCCACGTCCCCTGATATTTTATCTAATTCAGGATTATATGCTATATTATTTATTAAATCATCTTTTTCATCATAAACATCTTTTTCAAGAACAATTTCTCTACATTTATCAGTAAGTATATTTTCAGTTTTTATACATTTATAAATCTGATTTTTATTATTTTTCAACACAAATCTCATACCAATATAGATTTTTTGTGTGTCTTTATTATCTTGCACTAGGCAATAAATTTTCCCATCAATAGTATCTATTGTATTAGTTTCTTCTACACCTTTAACACCATAAGAAGAATTAGAACCATAAAACCATATTGGATTTTTTAATCCTTTATAATTTAAAGTAGTTTGACATCTTGTCATCTTAGCGGTATTAAAGAATGGATTATCCTTATCTATTGCAGGAATTATTAAATAAATATCATCATTATAAGTTATATAGTCGCCTTGATTTATTCTATAATCTTTATAGAATTTCATTTCTCTGTCTTCAACTGATTGCTTATGCTCAACACCTGCATTTCTCACTATTGCTCTATAATTAAATGTTTTTTCATTAATATCAATACTTTCTTTCCCATTTACCAATATATTAGTTCCTTCTTGTTTTAAATTCTCAGCAAAATGAAACTTACCACTATATTGAACCATATCTACTTGTTTTCTAAAATTACTATAATCATTCATTTAAAACACCATCATTCAAATAAGCAAATAATTGTTCTATTTGATTATTTACTTTTGTTAAAGTAGTTTCTCTTGCTTCAACTTGATTCTTATAAAATTTAGATTTAACTTCTTTAAGGTCATATTGGTAAACTTCTTGAAAGTATTCTAAATCATTTTGTAAGATGTTTAATTTAATAAACAATGCTAATATCTTCTTTTTTATGTTAAAACATTTATTATCATCTGTTTGTAATTCAATAATTTCAGCATTATCATCACAAACTAAGTTGCTTTCTGTATCATTTGATTCAATATTATAACTATCGACAGCATTGTTTATAATCATTTTCATTTCTTTTTCATCATTAGGAATATTTGCAATATTTTTACCTAAATTAGTTAACATATAACTCCATAAGGTATCATAACCAAGTGTCTTATTCATAATATTGCATCACCACCATTATTCATTAATAAAATTGTCTTTTACATCTTCATAAACATATCCTGCCCAATCACATAATACCTTTATTTTTGAGTTAGAATCTATTCCTATATTTATACATTCTCTATATACATATCTTTTAATTTCTTTTGTTTGTTCCTCATCTAAATCTTTAGTTAATTCATTTAAGGATTTCTTAAATACTTGTTGATTGCCTTTACTAATCATAGCTTTTATTTCATTTTCTGTAGGCATAGCCTTTTCTAAAACTATATTTTCTGTTACGTCTTGGACATATTCTTTTGTATCTTCTGTTTCCTCAACAAATAATTCACCATCTGTAAAAGTAGTTGTATAATCTCTTAACCATTCATAAACAGCATAAGGCACTTTTAGCTTATTTAATACATTTCCTTTAGTCCCTGCAAATCTATATGTTGGTGTTATTGGTGAACTTCCTATTTGATATGGATAATTTACCTTAAATGGTGTAACCTTTTTTCTTATTAATGTTATCATTAAATTTTCTTCCATTTTTCCTCTCCTTTAAAATTAGGACTACCAATTTTTTGATAGTCCTAAAATAATGATTAATTTTTTATTAATTATAGTTTTACTGCTGTATCTTTTAAATAAGCTATAGCTTGAGTTAATAATAAAGTAACATCTACTTTATAAGAAATCTTTAAGTGAACTTGTTCTGTTTCTATGTTTTGATTTAAAGTATCTTCTAACATAGTTAATCCACCAAATTCAGTAACCTTAAATGGTGAAGATGAACCACCTGCTATCATAATAGCTTCATCTACAGGTAAATCAACCTTTGTGTTCATTTTATCTGTATATGGGTTATCTAAATTAATACAAATAGTTCTTCCTACTGTTTCAAAAGTAGTTGCACTTAATAACTTTTCTCTTAGGTCATCTGTTAAATATTTAGAAATATTATCATTAACATTAACAGTTGCTTGTTTATCTACTAAGTTACTTATGAAAGCTGGGTCTGCTATTAAAACAGGTCTTGTATTTCTTCCATATCTAATTAAAGAACTTTCTATACTTCTGAAGTCAGGAAAAGTCATATTAGCAGCAGTATGTATTTGTTGTGCTGGTATCTTACCGGCAGTTGCAGCCGCACTAGCTACAGAATATATCTTAGAAAGAATGTACTTAACCTTTTCCTCTCTTACAATATCTACGGCATTTTTATACTCATTAACTGGGTCAGAAATCATTCTACTTACATTGTAATAAACACCAAATTGATGTTTTACTGGTGTTGCAAGTTCAGTATTTCTGTAACTAGGTATTCTTGTAAAGTCTACTCCAGAACCAGTAGCAGTAAGTTTCATTGTAGCTTTTACCTTTTCTTTTGGTAATTCATATATTTTTATATCATTCGCACCAACTTGGTCATAGTCAGCCAACATATTAATAACCTTTTGAAAATCAGCTTTCCCAAATTCTTCAGCACCAACTAAAATTAACTTATTTAAATCTCTAAAAGCTTGGTAATTATTTATTTCACCATTTTTAGTAAAAGCTGAATTTACTAACTTTGTTAAAGCCATTTCATCTCCAGCTATTATATTACCTTCTTTGTCCTTTTCTATTTCCATTTTATTATTATAAACTCTCTTAGCCATAGCTAATTGCTTAACATCTATTGTTGCCATATTTTTAAATCCTCCTTAAAATCATGCTTATTTTTTTATTTATATTCTACTGCATAAGTAGTAGTACCGGCATTAAATCCAAAATCTGTTTCTATTCCTACTAACTTACCAACAGAAATTATACCACTTCCTGCTGTTTCACCTATGCAAAATGTTTTATCTGCTGTCTTATAGCAAACTTCTGCACCTAACTTTGGTGTTATACCACCTTTTACTGTATAGTTAGAAGATTCTTGTCTTATACCAGTTTCGACTCTGAAAAGTCTTAGTGGTTCACCTGCTTTATTATAAAAACACTTGTAATCTCTTTCACCTAAATCAGTTAATAATTGTTCTTCTTCTACAGTTTGAACAATAAAAGCTGGTTTAGTACCTTCCCAAGGTTTCACCTTTAATACACCATCATCAGTATATCCATCTTCCTCTACTAATACACCATTATCTAAATCTACTGTAGCAATAGCTGCATTTACAACAGGCTTTGCCCATATAGTCATTACATTAGAAATCTTATGTTTTCCACCTACTGTTAATAAATCTCTCATCATTGTTGCCATATTTTTAAATCCTCCTTAAAATCATGCTTAATTTTTATTTATAATCAATGCCATATTTTTCTTTTAATATGTCATCAGTCTCTTGTTTTATTAATTCTTCATTTTTATCTTTAATTTCTGTAATTTGATTTATTGATACATTACTATTTCCTAAATCTAATTCATCATCATCTAATTTAGTTTCTTTTATATTTTCTACTACTAAAGAATTTAAAGCATATTTAGCTTCCTTAGATATATTTTCATCTTCATTAGCATATTGTTTAATTAATTCTTGTGTTGATTCTTCTTCAAAAACATCTAAAGCATTTACACTTTCAAATTTCTTTTTAAAATGTTCATGTGCTTCATTAAATGATTTATTAAATAATTCTTCATTATATTTGTCTACTAAAGGTTGCATTTTATCAATCTTAGCTTGAAGTTCATTTAAAGACTTTTCTAATTCACCTTTTTCCACCTTTGAATTATTTGATTTTTCAAGAATAGAATCATTTAAACTAATTATTTTTTCATTTAACTTATTAACTGTTTCTTCTGATTTAGCTAAGCTATTTTTAGTTGTTTCTAATTCATTTTCAACTTCTTTTAATGAATTAACAGATACCAGAGCATAAGTTACCTTTTCTTTATTTTCATAATCAACAGTTAATTTATCATTATCATCTACAGAATATGTAATTTTATAATTTACCCATTCTTCACCTTCATATGTTTCATACAAGAAATACTTTCCGTCTGGATAAATACCATAATTGCTTATCCAAACATATTCATATTCAGCGGCAGTCATCTTTTCTTTAAGTGCTTCCATTATTTTATTTCTTAAATCACCACAAGAAAGTTCATTTAATGCTTTTAAAAATTTATTTTCCATTCCTTCTTTTTCCTCCTTTTTACTATTTTTATTCTCTAATAAAGAGTTGATAGCTTTGTTATATTTTTTTATCTCATTTAAAGATATAAGTCTTGCATATTCATATGATGGTGCTATTACTACAGAATTGCCCCTATCCTCTGAATTTAATAGAGTATGTGCATTGAAATAAATAGGTGATTGTATATATTCAATACCATCTTTCTTGTTATAATTGAAATAATAGTATTCAACACTCATATTTATCTTAATACCTCTATCTAACCATTCTTCTAACAATCCCACAATATTACCATATTTATCATCACACCATATAATTATATCTGCAAAAACACCTTTTTTAGTAATACCATTTTCATCTTGATATTCTTCTATATATGCCTTTTCAATAAATCCTATAGCTATTGTATCAGTTATAAGAATTGTTTCACCATTTCTATCCGTTCCTTCATTTTCTTCATGGTCTCCTAGTGCATCTAGTTCACCACCATTTTCACTTTTACTTATATATTTACAAGTAATTCTTTTACCTACTAAAGTATTTATGTTTTCTTTTGCTACTTCTTCAGTTATAATTTGTCCATTACCTGAAACCTCAAAATCAAATACAAAAACTTTACCTTTTTTTATTGTTGGGTCTTTTTCATCTATTTTTAGTTCATTTAATGATACTATATAATTTCCAACTTTATTTTTTGACACTTTTTCACCACCATTCAAAACATATTTAATAAACTCTCCTAATACATTTTTTTAATTTCTTCTATTGATAAATTATTATATTTATTAAATAATTTATTATTTTTATCAATTATTAATTTCTTTCCATCTCTACAAATAGTAATAGAATCTTTCTTTTTAATAACTATAACTTTCACAAAATCACCACCTATTATTAAGTTGTAGATGGTTTTGGATTACTATTCCCATCATTAGTTTTCGTAGTTACCGTACTATTATTTTCATCACTATCATCTGTAGGTCTACCTCCAACATTATCGCTAGAAGAAATATTATTAGTATTTAATGGTGGAATTATTTTCTCTCTAAGTTTTAAATCCTCTATTTCATATATAGATTGTGCTATATATTCCTCAAAATCAATTCCTAAATTATCTAACAATGGTTTAATTGAATAACCTTTATCAGCTAATGATTTTAAATTACTTACCTTATCTTTTTTACTTAAAGGAACGCCTTTAATATATTCAAATCTATATTTTTTACCCTTAGATTTTCCTAACACAATAGTAATTAATTGATTATATATTTCCTCAATTTGTTCCACCATCGCATCTATCTTTCTATACAACATTTCAAGATTTAAATTAGCACTAGCATAATTTCCACCAGTACCATTAATAAGAACAGATGATATGGTTGTACCTGATGTAATATCACTATTAACAGATTCATATTTATCTGGACTTAATATATCATCTATATTCTTAAATTCAGGATATTCAAAACTTGCAAAAGAAGGTAAACCTATACAAGTTAATCCTGTACTAGAAGAGGTATTTTTTTCTAATGCTTTTTTAACACTATTAAATACTCTCTTTTGTATTGATTCTTTAACTTTATTATCATTATCATCTTTATCTCTCATTTTTACTACTGCTATTGCTCTTATTATTTTATCTGCCATAGAACGTTCCAAATCTTTCATTTTCTGTTTATGTAATAAATCATTCATAGCTTGAGTGCCTTGTGGTAATCCTAATCTTTGACTTGATGACAATGTTCTATTTCTTGCTATTAATGATGTTTCTGGTGGCAATACTATTAATTGTAGTTCTTTTTGCTTATCATAATCTTTACAATTCTTCCACTTTTCATATTTTCTTTTAGTTACAAATGGACTAAGATTTGTATATTCTGCTTTTCTCTGTTCGTCTGTTAAAGTATCTAAATATGATAAATCATAAACTCCTACCATCTTCCCCTTGTATACTCCATATGGATATATATATTGTAAATTATTAAATACATTAAAATAAGGATTCTGTTTATCACCTAACCATGTTCCTAATACAGTACCATCATGTGCTAATTGAACAAGTAATTGTCTAGTAAGTTGTTTATGCTTAATTGTATTTTCTAAAACACTTCTTATTTTTGCAACATCTTGGCTATATGTTGATTTATCTCCATAGCATTTAATAGTATAATTTAATTCAGGTAAAGCGAATATTAAATCATACATTTGAGATATATTACCGTCTATAATATAATAATAAGTTAATAAATCATTAATTTCTGTCATATATTGGTCTGGATTACTAAACCATCTTTGTAAAGTTTCTAAACTTATTGTCTTGATATTTTGAGTCATTTCAAGAACAAATCCATCAACAAAATTACTTATAACCTCATCATAACTATTATATTGTTTTTCTAAATCATTTATTTTATTTTGTAATTTTTCAACTTCTGCCTTAGTAAAGCCATTTTTAGACCCTTTAGGTCTACCTCTTTTCTTTAATTTTTCATTTTCCACCATTTCACCACCCTTCTTCTTGTTTTAGATAAATACATATTCTCTATCATCTTCTTCCTCTTCTTCAATAGTATCCAGAAATAAATTTATATAATATAATCCCATTATTAATGCTGAATATCTATCCTTATCTATCTTTTTAACAACTTGTACAACTTTAGTTGTCTTATCTTTAATATCTAATTTTAAATTTGCTACTTCATCTATTAATTTTTCAACTTGTTTTGATTGTTGCTCTAGTAAAACTTTTTTATCTCTACTTAAAGTTTCTTCTACTTCATTTAAAGAATCATTATTTATCTTTTTTATCATTTTCAATTTAGATGATTCTATATAATCTATGAAATTTACAATCATTTCTTTATTACAAGATTGAGCCTTTAAGGCATATACTATTTTAGGTGCATCAGGATTTTGTGATTTTTGTTCTGTATTTATTGTTGCAAAACAGCCTAATTCTTCATTGGTTTCATCATCTGTTTGTTCTTCCAATAAACAATCAACAACTGCTGAACCCACACCATTAGCATCTACTACTATAGCTTTTACCCTACTTTTCTCCTCATCTAAGCTTCCACCATATTTATAGAACATCTTTTTAATTATTACAGATTGTTCCATGAAATTTAATCCATTAGGTGGTGTAGTAATATTAACAACTCTAACTTGTCTAATTCTGCCATTAGATGCCTTTATTAATTTTAACACAAATATTGCTGTCTTATTATTATTTTCACTTTCACTTCTAGCAACATCCATAGCAATAACATACTCATTAAGTAAGAAGTTTCCTTTCTTATCTTTAGGACATTCAAACTCTATATCTGTTGGTGATAATGTTCTAGCTTTGATTAATTTAGAAATATTAACTAATCCACCATTACTTACTCCTATCCAATCACACAAATAGTTTTGTCTAAATCTTACTATATTTCTATCTCTTGCTTTAATAATTGTTGTCATTTTTTGCCTACCAAAGTGAATTGGTATTCTCCAGTCTGAACCAAATACAAACGAACCCTTTAAACTCTTCATATCTTTTAGAACTTTTAATATTTGTACATATTCATCACTATTTTTATAACCCGAAGTTGAGTATCTGTTTATTTGTCCATTTAATTCCTCTGCATCTACTAATCCAGTCATAGTAGACCTTGAAATATTAAAAATTGGTTCAATAGCATCATCATATGTTTCTTTATCTATTAAAGCACTTTCTTCCAATCCACCTCTTCTTCTTCTCAATCCTTTACTTTGTTGAGAATTGGCTAAAGAGTCTACTACAGAACCATTAACAAATTCAACGATTCCATAGTCTTTACTAAAACTTGCTTTTTTTATATTGTCTGCAAAAGAAGGATAGAACCTTAATATTTCATCATGTTTATCCTTCCATATCTTTACAGCTGATTCTTTAGTTGAAGCTGTTATAGAAGTAGTTATATTGGGATAACAACAAGCTGTATGATATTGGTTCATTACATGGATTAATGTTTTAGATATACCTCTAGGAGCACAAAAATAGTTCTCACCAAATCTGGAAAGAACTCTAATCATAACTCTTTGATGCAAGTCAAAAGTTAATCCACCTTTTTCTGGCTTATACATATCCCAAAATATATCGGGCATCCATCTAAGGAATGAACATAATTCTGTAAATTCAACTAAATGTTTATCTAATGTGTTTGTTTTTTCTGCTGATTTTTGTAAAGGACTTTCAAATGAAGGGTTATAAATATCTGTTCTATATATTACATTTTTATCATTATCAGTAAAATTTTCATACCCTGCCATTAACTATCCTCTTCCTCATAAACAGGTTCTTTATAAATTTCAGATAAATCCCTAAAGACAGCATTTCTTTTAACTCTTTCTTGCTGTATCTGTTCATCTGAATATCCCTTTTGTTGATAAAAGTCCTTTAACATTTCATCATAGAAATTCCATATATCCTTATATTCAATTCTTGGTTTACCTTCTAATCTTTGTTCATATTCTAATATAGCCCATATAATTAAATCAGCATCATCATATGGTTGTTCTTTTAATTTAGGTAAAATAGGAATTATTCCTACTTTGCTTTCTACTGCTTCAAATAATTGTGGTAATAAATCAATTCCACCACTTATATCTGATTTACTTAATTGCACAACATTTAATTTACCTGCTGCTTGTGCCTTTTCTGCTAATGCTCCCCATTTAGTTGCTTCTGCTACATCACCTTTAGCAGTTGCTAACTCTTCCTTAACACGAAATCTTATATAAGTGGTTAAAGCTTCTCTATGTAATGAAGTTTTCTGTCCATAATTATCAACTAATTTAGCCCATTTATTTTCAAAACAATAGTATTCTTCCTCAGTATATCCAATGCCCCATTTTTCTTCTAAAGCATCTTGTGACATACCCTTAATCTTAAATCTATTCTTTTTTTCTCTTTTAGTTTTAGTAGGCTTAGAAGAGGTTTTACCATTACCTTTTCCTTTTTCAAATATACTATCTTTATATGTACAGCCGTCAAATTCATTTATTCCACTATTAGCTTGTCTAACATAAACACCAAATGTAGAAATTAAATCTTCATTATTTTGTAGATAAGTTTCTTCCCATTTATCATGAAAGAATGGAATATCTAATGCTTGGAATATTGAATATAGAATATTTTTATCTCCTTCATTCTCTAATAATTTCTTTTTAATACAAGTTTTACATACACCTACTCTACCTGACGGAAATAATGGAGATTTAGATATATAAAAATTCGTTTCAATTAATTCTCTATGGCACTCTTGACATTCTATCTTTTTGCTTTCTGCCTTTGCACCTCTTTGTTTAGCCATATATTTATCACTTCCATTATTTTTCATTTCATTAATATTATACTTTAATAACTTCTTTTACCTTTGGAACTACTACATCAACAGTAAAATCTAAACATTTATCTAATTGATTCTTTAGCAATTCTTTTCTATCATCATCACCATGTATAATAATTACTTTCTTTAATACTTTTTGATTCAAACTTTTAATTAATCCTATTAATTGGTCATTACCTGCATGACCGCTCAAATTAATTTTCCCTATAACATTACATCTAATTGGGTATGGCTTTCCTTGAATGGAAACAGTTTTATGTGTCCCCTCCATAATTCTACTTCCAACACTTCCAATGGCTTGATAACCAGTAAATAAGAAATTAACATTAGTTCTTCCTACATAACAAGCTGTCAGATAGCTAGAATATCCACCTGTTAACATTCCACTAGAAGCAAGAACAATTTTACATTTATTATCTGTTAATTTCTCTACAACATCTTTAAATCTTTCTATAAAATTTATTCTATCCCATTCAAATATATTATCTAAATCTTGCCATTCTTCATCATAAAATTCCTTATATTTAGGATTTCCTAATATTCTATGAGCTTTCCCACTCATTACACCTGCTGAATATATAGGAATATTAGAATTTTTAAGAAATTCATTTCTATCAAATATTCTCTTTAACATATAAATGATTTCTGTTTGCCTATGTATAGCAAATGTAGGGATGAACAATATTTCTTTCTTATTTAAACACACATCTACTACAGCATTTTCCATTTGTTTAAAAATATCTTCTTTAGGATGGTTTCTTCCAGCATAAGTAGATTCAGTAATAACTACATCTGCTTTATAATTCTTTTCTATCCAATGTTTTGTGAATGGTTTTCTTCTATTAAAATTATGGTCACCGGTATATAGCAACCTTTTCTTTTCATATTCAGATTTTCTATATGTGATATAAATACTACCATCACCACTTAAATGACCATTAGGTAAAAACTCAAAACTAACATTATCATTTAATCTAATAGTTTCACCATATCCATGACCCTCTAATATATTTAATACATTAATAACTTCTTTTTCACTATACAAAGGTTGTAATTCAGCCTTGCTATATTTTTATTATATGCTTTACATTCATTAACCATTAAATGAGCTGAATCTTTTATATTTAATGCTATTAACTCTTGAGCCATTTCAGTTGTAATAACTCTACCACTAAAATTAATATCATCCCTTCCTAATATTCCAATACCGCAACAATGGTCAGCATGACTAGATGATAAAATTACATAATCTATTTCTTCAAAAGGTATATTTAATTTTTGATAATTTATTTTGTAAATATCTACTAATTTATGTGTTTGACTTTGGAACATACCTAAATCTAATAATATTTTAAGTCCATCTACTTCTACTAAAACTGAACTGCCAGTAACACTATTATTTACATGAAATGGCGTTATTCTAAAGTCTGTATCCTTCTTTTTATTATTCTTACTCATAAGCAGACCCCAATACTAAATACATTGTTTTTCTACATTAATTAAATTTACTTTTGCAGTTTCCAAATTGCCTTTAGAAGTACTTATATTAAGAGTTAAATTATAAGCATCCCTCATAACCATTCCACAAGAGATTAATGATTGGTAAATACCTGCATAAAAACTTCCCTCTTCTACGCCTTTTTCAAAATTCTTTTCATTTATTGAAATACCATCAACATTACCCGTATTTAACATCTTCTTACTTACTAAATCATCTATAATTGCAATAAGTTGTTCCTTATTTAAACTATCTAATGTATCATTATCTTTTAATTCTAAATCTTCATTAGTCAATTCCTCTTCATTTGCTTTTTGTAATGTATATCCTTCATTTTCTATCATTTCTTTAGTATCTATTCTTTCTTTATTCATAAAATTTCATTCCCCTTTATATAATTTCTGTAGCAATCTTATGTTTTAATGCTTCGTCACTATTTATATACCAATCTTTTTTACATTTAGTAACTTCATCTAATGTTTCTCTTTGAATATTGGTATGTTCTGTTATTATAGATTTTATAAGCTCATCTAATCTAATCACTTCATCTATATTTTCAATCATTTCTTGAACCTTTCCATAAGTTGCAGATGAAACACTATGATACATTAATGTTGAATATCTACTCATATATCTATTAGTACCTACACAAAAAATAACAAATCCCATTGACATACTTTTACTTTCTGAATAGGTATTAATTATATATCCTTTTTTTTGCATATTCTTAATTAATGATATTAAAGCTAATCCTTCATAAACCTCACCACCATAAGAATTAATATAAATATTAATAGGTTGTCTATTTTCTACTGGGATATTATTTTTATCATCTATTGTTTTAATTTTCTTTAGCCAATATATAGCTTTATACATAGTTTCTGTATTTACGTTTTGATTGATAACAATATTTCTATTATTAGCTTCCTTTATTAACATTTCTTCAACTATATTATCTTTATAATTCACATTCTCCATATTTTTTCTCTCCTATCTCTTTAATTTAATTCAACATTTTTAATACTTTCTATTCCATTTTTACTTATAACAATTAGTGTTTGTGTTGCTTTACTCTTATATCCTAATTTACTAGCGTATGGATTAGTTCCAAATAGGCAACCATTAGTTATTAAATAATTATTATTATAATAATCTATGCCAAAATTATGAAAATGTCCTCTAATAACAATATTCGCATTATCTATTAATATTTTCGCAGATTCTTTAGGTCTTTCATCACCATGAAAAATCTTTATTCTTTTATCATAGATAACAAACTCATCACTATCATCTTTATAATTAGGTTCACAAATCTTTATTCTCTTATTATTCGCCATACCTATAAAAGATTTAAGCATTTCTACCACAACAACATTAACATTATCAGATTCTAAATTATCTTTCTTATTTCCGGTTATTCTATTATGATTTCCACCCACACTATGCAATTCAACATTTGCAAATTCACTTATTCTAGTAATAAAGCTATATAATAATTGAGTTGCCTTAACTATTTGTTCTGAAAATGTAAATTGACAATTATATGATTGATTATTTCTTAGATATGTATTCTCTATAATGTCACCTAAATTACACACAACAACTTCTTTAATATTATATAGATTGCAAGTTTGTTTAATTTGTTGTAAATATTTATTTAGTCTTTGTTTTGCTATTTTGTAATTATAACTATTACCTTCATAATTTTTTAAAATATAACCAATGTGCCAATCACCAATACAAACAATTAGTTTATTATCTGATTTATTAATTATTGGTTCATAATTTAATTGTGGAAAATCATATATTTCATCATTTAGAAATTCCTTTATATCATTAGCAATTTCTATTGTTTTAGAAAAATCTTTTTTAATCCTATTTAATTTATTTGTTTTATTTCTGACTTCTATTTTCTTTAAATCTAATTCACCTATTATGTCTTTAACTTGTTGTATTTTATTTTTAGGATTAATACTGTTTATTTGCTCCTCTTCCAAAATATCTAATAAAGGTTTTACGATATAATATCCTTTTCTAGCATTATCTGATGAATACTCTTTATTTATAATTAATCTGACCCATTCATTATAATCTAGGTCTAATTCATTTTTATAATCTGTTATTCTTTTAATATAATTAAATTTGCTTTCATTATCTCTTTTCTCTAATCCTTCTTTCATTCATTCTTCTCCCTAAATTATTTATTTTGTGGTGAATAAAGTGAGATTTGAACTCACCACCCCTTGATTAAAAGTCAAGTGCTCTACCAACTGAGCTATTTATTCATAATATTATTGAGTATGTAATGGAAATCGAACCCATGTCATCTAGTTGAAAACAAGATACGATAGCCACTACACTATACACATTAAAGTTTTTATAAAATTTAACACAACAAACAAAAAAGATGCTCCATCTAAATAGCATCTAGTTTGTTGAAAATATCTTTTTTTTAATTCAATAATCCAAAAACAAAAAATGTTCTTAGACAAGTCTAGTGTGTCCAGCACTAGGCTTTTTTAATATAATAAAGGAATCATTAAATACTAATTCCTCTAAAAAATATGCCCTTGAATTACGTAGATTATCAAGGTACTTTTAGCTTATTTATTCATTTGTTTATATCTAGTAAAATTATACACATAATCATAATCCAAATTAATTATATTACCATTAAGCATTTTGGCACAAAATGATTAATAACGAGGAAGAATATGAACGTATGTGAATATTCGGGCTGTTAAGCCTATAAAATCATATCAATTAATAATTTTCTAATAATTAATAAATAAGTCATATATATTACAATTTTAGTAGTGAATAATTATACATTAATATTGCATAAATATATATTATTATTTTTATATATTTTTTCTTTTGACCCCCTTTTTTGGGTGTGAACCTATATATATAGCTTGTCACCCATTTAGGGGGGTCAAAATTATTATTTTATAAATTATTACATTTATTTATTTGCATAACCTTCCATGCGTTTTTATATTTATTTTTCTTACCATTGACTCTTCTAGTTGTTTCAAATTCAATAATTATATAATTATTTATTCCTCTTTCTTTTAATGCACCATTTAAAATGTTTATACCTTTTAATAATTTACCATTGGACTTAACATTAATTTTTTCAATTAATTCTTTCCTATCATCTCTAGTAAGCATAACTATATCATTATCAACATAATAATTTAAAAAGTCTATTAATTCTTCATCATTACTATTATTATCTTTAGCATCAATAAACTTATAAGATTTTAATTTTAGTAATTCTTTAATAAATTCACAATATCCTAATTTACCCTTATTAAGCATTACTTCAAATTGAAATATATCCATTAAATTTTTTATATACATTAATTCATTAACTTTTAAAGTGCAATTATTATCCTCTAATATATCATTATAAACTATATTATTTATATCACTTTGTCTTGTGTATTCTTGCAAATATTCCTTTATAGTATGATTTTTTAAATACCTAGCTTGTTCTACTTTTTTCTTATTCCTAGTAATTAACCCACCTATTTGTTGATTACTAATATTTTTTATGTATACATTTAAATAATCCTCATTATCTTGGATTCTTTTTCTACCAATACATTGTATTAATGTATCATAATCTTTTATATCACAAACTATATAATGTAAATCAGTATCTATTATATTAACACCAGCATCCAAACAAGTTGTGGTTATTAATATGTTCTCTTTAATTCCATTTTCTTGTTTAAATCCCTCATTATTTAGAATAGTTTCTATTTTCTTTTCATCAACATATTGATAATATTCATTATTATTCTTGCTGCAATTAAATATACAATTTTCCTTATATTGTTTATATAAATTATATCCTTTTTCAGCACTTTGGATAAAAAATATTGCTTTTTGTTTATTTCTTATAAATGTTTGAATAAGTCTCGCAATAGTTTTGTCATTATGAAAGAAGGAAATATCATTAAAATTGTATTCAATGCCTAATTCATAATCTATTGTATCAACTTTTTTATATCCATGAATAAATCTTGACATATTATTACTTGTTGCACTCATAAATATTCTTTTAGCATGATTTGCATTTAGTATAGCATTAAAAGAAATTTCAGTTTTAGGGTTAAAAGCCGCATCTGAAATCCAATAATGAAATTCATCTGATACTATATAATTAAATTGCTTTAAGTAATTGTCTATATCATTTATTTGTTCTAAATATTGATAAGTTCTTATTATTATAGTGTCAGCTTTTTTATCTTTATTTATTTCATCTAAAAATTGATTTCTACAATTAACCCTATGTACTAAAAATAATATTTTTTCAAATTTTTCTTCTGCAACTAGATAAACAATATTTTTTATAAAGTAGCTTTTGCCTGTTCCAGTTCCAGCGGTAATTGTATAGATATTATTATTCCATGCTCTAACCATATCTATTGTTATTAAATCTGTTACTCTCTTTTTAATCATACTCAACCACGTTCCTTCTTTTTATTTTCTATTCATTTTCTTTTCTGAACTTATTTCTAGCCTGATATAACATATCTAATGCACCTTTAAAATCATCATTATATAAAAAACTATATATGATTTTAGTTTCATCATCTCTATCTTTAAAAACGTAAGGTCTTTGACCTGTAATCCATTCTAATGTACCTGCTAATGCCTTTGTTTTTATAACATAGTATTTTCCATGTTTTTTTGTTTCATTATTGATATTATTATTCATTCTTTATAATCTCCTCATTTAAAATTTATTATATAGTTTTTCAGTTTTGTCACTATTACTCACAAAATAGAACTATAAAACTAAAAAAGAGGGTTTTATTATGGCGGAGTGTAAAGGACTCGAACCTTTATCGCTTTTAAAGGCTACATTTGTTTTCAAGACAAACCTCTTACCAATTAGAGTAACACTCCATATACTATAACTATTTGTAATGTATAATAGTTACAGTAAGACGGGCATTTACATCCCACAATATTATTTCTATTATTTGGCGTTGGATATTGGACTCGAACCAATACACCGTAACAAATTACGATTACTAATAGTTTAGCAAACTATTTCCTTACCATTAGGATTAATCCAACATATTTAATGGTGGGAGCTATCGGAGTTGCACCAATCGAGTTAATCAAACAACAGATTTACAGTCTGCCCCGCTCCTACTTACGGTATAAACTCCCATATTTTTTATATATTTTGTAGCATCTAAGGTTGTACTCAACTAGACCAATACTACAATCCTTGTACTTTGGATTTACTTTACTTTGATTTTAGGATAACTTTATAAGTCATAGCCTTAAAGGGTTCTATTTGGTAGATATGATAGGATTTGAACCTATGACTTCTGCCATATCAGAGCAGCGTTCTGACCCACTGAACTACATATCTATATTAATTATTTTAATGGATGCAGAGGAAGGATTTGAACCTTCGACCTTCAGATAATGAGTCTGATAAGCTACCACTGCTACACTCTGCATTATAATTTTGAATACCCAAAAACTTTCTTGTTCAAAACAAATGATATTCTGTAATAGAGTATTACTTTAAAGAAAATATCTATAATACTTTTCACTTTTTCAGTCAACTATTACTTTGTTTTGTCTTAATTTAATTTCCATATTAAGACCATTCTAAAAGAAGATTTTGGCTCATATTTATCCTCTCCACCACAGAGAGCATACAAATATTTAGAAACTTCTAAAAAGGAGTAATTATGCTGTAATCCTTAACTTTATAGAGCTTCTAATATTTGAAGTATATCTGTTTGAAATATTTATATTTGTGTCATAGAGGGAATTAAACATCCCCACTACCAAGTAATAGTCCGCAAACTATTACCCCAATTCAACAATTTCTTCGGTTTTTATTAAGCCGGGCACTTCCAACAAACGCCTGCACAAATAATGTCTAATTATTTATACTTTGTTAATGAATAATATTCTAACCGTTATTCTCGGACTTATTCTATAGATTCTATATCATTAGTATTTTTTAAACTTAAACTTACTTCTTGACCTATTAATGAATCTAAAAAGGTACTTAAAGAGTAACTCTTAGTATCATCTTTTGATGTTTCAGTTAATATGTATTTACCATCTTCAATGGATAATTCTGCATTGGTAAATTGTAATGAAATACTTTTCTTTGCCATTTTTTAAATTCCTCCTCATTTATTTATAATTTCTTACCCATGTAATGCGTGTGATAGTTTAATATAGAGCAGTCTTGATTATGGTGGTATTTTATTTGGCTAAATATTGATTAAAATAGGGGGTAATTTAATAATTTTATATAATAAAGGAGTTGTGAAGCCATATTCTTTATACCACCATAATCAAGACTGCTCTATGTGGAGAAGAAATTATAAAAAATAGATAATGTGTAAGGAACTAAACCAATCATTCATTTGGGCGGTACTTAAAGAAGTATCAAGCCGCTTTTTTGGTGTCCCCTACCTAAAGCACTAACATTTTTGAGTTTGAAAGTTAGTGTTCATGCGACCTTGAAGGGTGTTGATAAACTTTTCGTGGCACTTTTTTGTTAAATTTTACTTATTTTATTGAATTTTAAGCCATATAAATCTATTTTGCCATCATTATCTTCTATTAAGCTATCATTTTCTTTGTTTTCTAATATGTAACTTAAAAATACTTTCTTATTTGCTTCATACAACATATTTAAGAAGCTTTTCCCTATTTTTTTATATTCTTTAAACATCTCAATCTCATTAGCCTTTGAAATTCTATATAATACAGCATAAATTATATCTGGTGTTATATTGGTAGATTTTATATATTCAAGATATTTGTTATGAATAATTTCATATAATTCCCATTTATTTTTAATGTTACTATTATGAATATATGATATTTCCTTATTGAATTCTATTATTGTATTTTTTAATCTTAATAATTTTTTTCTATCAGTAAGTCTATGACTATGTTTTGTTATAATGTCTGTAAAATTAATATACTTTTTAATATATTTTTTATATTTAACTTTTTCATCTAGTATAATTTCTAAATTGTCCATTCCACAATTAAACTTTTTGAATTTATAATCCTTACCACCTTCTAAGAATTTAAAGAAATAAGGTCTAATTCCTACTTCTTTAGGTTGCTTATTTCTAATTATGTATCCTTTGTCTAAATAATTTTTCTTTCTTATCTTGTCTAATTCTTTATTTGCATTTACAGGACTTAGTTTTTTACATCTATCTATTTCTATACATGATAAAACATCTAACTGGCATATATCTTTATATAATTCAAATAATTCCTCTTCTGGAGCATTATTAGATTTTTTATCCCAATAAGCACTATTTAACATTTGTGCTAAATTAATTATTTCACCTATTTTATTAGAACTACATTTAATATCTACATCTGCAAGGTCTTTCCAATTATATTTTCTTTTAATTGTTGCTTTAGGTGTAAAATCTGTTGGTATTAAAAATCTAGGTATTTTTTTATCATAAACAGTTACTTCTTCATTTAATCTCTTTAGTGCATTTACTAAATATTTATTATCAGTAAGCAATATTGAATCACCCACTTATACCGTCTCTTTCGAGATACTTTAACACTCATATAAGAGTCGGGTTAGACTATCTCTTCACCCTTTATATAGGGTGTGTGGCACTTCCAAATAAGGACTTTCACCTTAAATGTACTTCCTTTCGGAATAGTCGTTACACTTTATTTAATGGTTATTTATTATTATATGTTTGTATATGTTTTTCTAGTTACTATTTCTTTTATTCTAGTCCATTTATTTTTTCTTTCACTATAGTTTAAATTTGGAAACAATATTTTTATAATATCCATTACTGTTTTACCATTATCATATAATTTTCTTATATATTTGATTTCCTCTTCTGAATAATTAGCTCTGCCATTTTTGCAACCTCTAACATTATCTTTATACCTTCCTTTTTGAGAAGAATGATGAACATTATCTACATGAGAAACCCATTCTAAATTATTGATATTATTATTGGTTCTATTATAATCTATATGATTTACCTCTAAATTTATATAATCTTCCTTAAATATAAATGTTTGAGCTATTAATCTATGTAATTTTCTAGTTTTTATTTCCCCATTTTTAGATAATTTTACATCTATATATCCATCTCTACCTATAGTTCCATTTATATTTTTTCCTTTATAAAATACTTTTCTTCCATCTTTAAAAATAATAATTCTATCCATACTTCTAAATCTTCCCAAATTACTAACTTCATAATAACCTTCATAACCTTTAATTTCTTTCCATATTTCTTGTTCCATTTTATCACCTCTTTTTTTTATTTTTGTATTATTTAATTATTAAACCATTAAATCTTAGCACGGTATTGTCCTCGCCTTTACGTTAGGAGTTTCACCGTTAGCATAGCCTTAACTATACACCCTGCATTTACAGGTTCACCACATTTTCAATAATATATTACTATATTATGCGACAAATCTATCGAAATCACAACTGCTTAATAGCTCCATTACATTATTATCAATCCCACTAATAAATATAACCTCTTTACTATTGGTATTAAAATATTTATCTAATATTTCAGATTTTCTATTAATAAAGCTACACATATTACTCATTGTTGGTTGGGGACTTCTTGTCCCTAATATTTCTTTATTTTCTTCAAACTTAGAACAAACACATTCAAATGGTTTTAATACACTACTTTTACCATTCCATTTACCTATAGATGCTAATAAAAATTCATATGGACAAGAAATTATTATACTATAATTTCCATTAACTAATATATGACCTCTTCTAGCATTTTTTATATAACTTTTAATAATTTCATTTTTGAAATTTGAACATATTTTTGTATGTATAAAATCATCATTTCTTTTTAACATTTCTAGTATAAATTCTGCATTATTATTTATATTATCTATTTCTCTTATCTCTTCATTTACATTAGCTAATAATCCTAAATGATATTTAAATACTGTTGTATCATTCTTTAAATAATCTATATATCTTATAGTATCTTCTAAAAATAATTCCATTTCTTCTTTGTTCATACCTAATGTATTTATTAATTGGTAATGGGTTTGTACCATGCCGTTGAAATGATGCTGAGGTTTTTCATACTTGCAAATGCCCCAATCTTCTACTATTTGAGTTAACCATTTCTCAAATGTTCCATATTTTAAATATTTTACACTGCTTGGAGTAGTTATTAATTTGATTTGTGAAATATCTTTTGCAATAGTCTTCCCATTTAATTGACTAATTTCAGTTATATTATTATCTTTAAAAAATTGTTGAATATCAGTATTAATACCTATTCCTTTAAAAAATCTATTTCTTATTTGCAATATAGCTTTATTTCCATACCCATATTCTTCAAATATACTTTTATCTAATAAATTCTCGCCATCTGTTATTTTATTAGTTATTTGAGTGGTTTCTACATCGGTATATAAATCACCATCTACTATATTATCATTTTTATCTCTCACTTCATTGATTAATTTAATAGCCATTATGGTATCAGTAAATGTTGATGTTATATCGTCTATAAGTAATATATTTTCGGGTTTTAATTTGAATCTATCTATGCAAGTTGAAGTTGATAATGATATATATGCTTCCATAGAGCTACAATCCATTTCTGTATTTGGTTTATGCTTTATTCCTGCAAAAGACCAATCCATCATTTTTTTATAATAATTCTCATTTATAAATAAACATTTGCCAACTCTTGCACTACCACTCGACCTTTTATATCTAATAAAGTGTTTTAGTTTTCCATTTATTATAATATTGAATCCATAATGATATAATTGCTCCCTAATCTCTTTTTGATTAAAATTCTTTTTAGCTATTTTAAATGATTCCTTTATATCTTTAAGAGTATCTTTATTATCATTATTTTCTTCTTCCATAACAACATCATAGGCTAATTTTAAACTTTCTATTCTTTCAAATTCTTCATCAGAATAATCATTATCTGTTTCTTTGGCTGAATATTTGAAAGTTACAGTAATTATATCCTCTGAATAAAATCTCTTTTTCTTTTTATTAAATTTAATAATTTTTTTATTTAATCTTTTAAATTCATCTACTTCTATTGAATCATCTAAACTCGCTTTATATAAAGAATTTTTAGTAACTTTATATTTTTTAGTTAATAAATCCTTACCTTCTATACTTAATATTTGTACATTCTTATTCATTGCCAATAGGCTTCACTCTCCTTTATTATTTTAACTACATTTAAAGGCTCATTTAAGGCTTTATAATACTTAGATAAGAAATATATTTAATAAATATTAAAACCGTTTTTAGAGCCTTTTAAGTGCAATATTTCCCTATTTTTTAATCTTATTATTTTTCATTCTTATAAATCTTTCTCTAAAAACTATTTTTTCTTCTTCACTTAATTCTTTTTTAGGTTTATATAAACCTTTATCTATATATTCTTGTATATTGTTCTTGAACCATTTTTGTTTCCTTAGATTTAAAATTGATGTTGGTGGTATATTTGCACCAGATGTAAATGCTCCTACTTCATTAGCTAAATTATCTATCTCTTTTTCTTTGAAATAAATCAATATATCTTCGTCTGAAGAATGATTTTCTATTAAACTTATTCCACTATTTTTCAATTTATCTATAAAACTTTGAACTTTCCCCTTATTAGGTCTATAATAAGCCAATAAATAATCATTAATTCTATATATTTGTCCATCTTTATGACATAATATATAAGTATCATTTTTAATGGGTTTTAATGTATTTCTATCAAATTCACATACCACCCTATATCTACCTATGTATTTTTTCATATTCTTCTCCTTAAAATAATTCTTCATTCTTTAATATATAAAGCTATAATAATCAGTTCCATAATAAAATTCATCATAATAATCATTATGATATAATTCTTTATATATATTATCCATTTCTATTCTTTTTTTACTCCTTCTAATTTCTTCTATTTGTATTAGTTCATTTTCTTCCATTAATTCATCATCCACTATTTTTGCTCCTTTCAATATTGAATTCGTTAAACACTATTAAATTACTATTCATTTATAATCACCTGCTTTTATAAAAATAAATTATTGCAATCATTTATATGTTCATTATTTACCAATTCATTATATTCATCTATTAAAAATAATCTGTCTTCCTCATTTTCTGAATTATTTTTAGCATATTGTTTAGCTGCTTTATCATATAATAAATTAGTTAAATAACCTAAATATATTAAATCATTATTTTCTTCCTTTTCCATACTGTGGTTATAAACTAAATTTTCTATTATTTGTATCATTTTTCTACAAATTCCCCTTTCTTTTACATATAATTTGATTTATAATGTTGTTGAAAGGATTGGTTTTAGAGGGGATTTTTTCAAACACTATACTTCTCCCTCTAAATTAAATATGTATACATAGCCAATTCTTTTTTTAGAACAAATTACAACCTTGCTCTCTAAACTCTCTTACTTTTTCAGAATACTTTTCACTTGATATATTCATTTGTTTACATAGACAACTTTATTAACAATATTCATTGGATGAGTTTTGTTAACTGTTTCTTCAATTTGTTTAAGATTTGATATAAACATAACTTCACCTCCTTGTTATTTTCGTAATAATTAGTAATTGTTTATTGATATGGGCATATTATGTCCATCAATACTTATTATATCATCTTGATATTTAATAGTCAATATTATGTGATATTTAATACCATTTATCATCTGTAAGCATAACTATATCATTATCAACATAATAATTTAAAAAGTCTATTAATTCTTCATCATTGTAATTATATTTCTTTTTCATATTTTTTCACTCCTTAATTATAGTAGCCCCCCTTTTTTAGGTATATATATAGGCATAAAAAGGGGGCTACTTATTTATTTTTTACTTAAATAATATTTTCTATTATCTCTTATTATTTGTATATTATTAAAATATTCTTTAATATCTTTATGCTTTTTTAACTTTTCCCATTGCTTAGTATTAATATTGCATATTTCTTTAATATCAGATATTAATACTTTTTCACCATTCCAATTATTAAACCAACTAATAAACTCATTATATCCTTTTATTAAATTCTTACGTTCACTAGGTGCTTTATGCTCTTCTATAAATATTGATGGTCTAGGATATTCATTGATTAAGTCTTGTTCTTTGGCTTTAATAGCCTTTCTAAGCCTTTAAACTTTTTAGATGATAAATTATATTATTAAATATATAAAACCTCTTAGGAAAACTATTAGTAGCATTACATTTGATTCCATTTTTCTACTTCATCATCATCTGCCCAACCTAATGCCATTTTTTCTATTGTATCATACTCTTCTTTGGTGTACCCTCTTCCTTCAAAATTATTAAACCCATTTAAATCTTTGTTGTGTAATATAATATTGGGTTTCCAATTTTCTTGTATAGCTTTTATTAAACAAGCTACATAGTTTCTTATAGGTTTTATTTTGCTATATTCATTAATTATATCTATTTTTTCTTGAAGATAATCATAGAAACCCATATCCTCAATGTTATAATACTTGATGGCTTCTAGTATTTTTTCAGTAATTACAGTTATATTTCTTCCAGTAAGCCTAACCTTTGTCATGCTTATCATTTTGTCTATTTGTTCCTGGGTAATAACATCAGAAACCTGGTTTTCTTTTATTGTTGTTTTATTTTCTTTATTTTCGCTTATATGAAATACAATAATACCTACACTTCTTCCTATCCTTTTAGTTTCATATGTGGCATATATTTCTGATAATCTATTGATTTCTTCTAAACAACTATCTAATACTTTTACTCTAAAACTTGAAAATTTAGGATAACTATTTTTATCTATAGCTAATTTAAATTTTAATTCTTCTAATGTCATTTCTCTCACACCATCATATAGATAACATTTTAAAAGTTCATATAATCTATAAGAATGTGTTTTTGTAAAATCTTGAAATGAGTTATAAGACACTCTAGTAAATCTTTCTCTAAATATTAATAAATCAAATATTAAATCTGTATGGAATGTTATATATACACAAGCATTATTTCTGTCATATTTGCTAGTAATAACCCAGTTTTTTGTTACATAAACTCCGTTACCTTCATAATATTCAAGTTGTTTCTTTTGCAATTTTGCAGTAGCTTTTTCTAAAATATCATATATATTATTTGATGTAAGTGAAAATGCTTTTTTGAATTCATTTACTGAAATTTTTATATCTTTAAATGTTTCATGTCCAAAGACTGTTTTCATTTGAGATTTTGTAATATTAGTTTTAATGTAAATTGGTGTTAACTTCTTTATAGCTAAATAAGTTAATCTGAATTCGTTTAAATCAAATGTATAACTACTCTCAATTAAATTATTTGATTTATAAAGATATTTACTTGTATCCATTTGTTCTATTTCTAAATTCATTTGTAATTGCTCTTGTTTCTCTATTAATGATTTTTCTTTTTTCATAATATCACCTTTCCCAAATAGGTTTACCTTTTATCCTAATCAAGTATACCTTTTTTACCAAATAAGTATACTTTAATATTGTAACATACTTTCCCAAATAGGTATACCTTTTTTACCAATTAGGTATGCTTTTTTTACCAAGCGAGTATACCTTTTTTACCAATTAGGTATACCTTTAGAAGAACAAAATCTAGTGTTTATGCGACTTTCAGCTATCTCTAATAAATAAATAAAATTAGTTGTTGTAATATAAATATATATATAATATAATAAAACAACAACTCTAAAAGGTAAACTTATTTGGGAAAAGTTATAAATAATCAATGAAATTTAGCTTAAAAGTATACTTATTTAGGACATTTTAATAAAAAATACAGGCTATCTTAGTTAAATAACCTGTATTTTCAATCATTTTTATATAGAATTATAATAAATTTACTAAATTTTAGGTGATTTCTTCCCAAATTAGTATACCTTTTATCCTAATTGGGTATGCTTTTAATATAAATAGGTCTATTTTTTAAAGAATCCAAAGAATCCTTTTTTCTTAGATTCCTGCTCTTTAATCAATTCTTCTTGTTTTTGTCTTTGTTCTTCAAGCATATTTCTTAAATCAGTAGTAATCTTGGCTTCATGTCTAGCTAATATAGTTTCTATTTCTTCTTCTTTTGCTTTTTTATCAGAGTTTATAGATGATATTATATCTTCTTTAATTGAATCTATAGAATTGATTTTATCATCAATAGTTTGTGATATTAATTCTGGAATAACTTTCTCAATCTTTTCATCAATATCATTGTTTAACTCTTGTAATATATTAATTTTTTCATCTAATAAGCTTAATTTGTAATCAATATTTTCATTTAGCTTTTCCATAGCTATACTGAATTGTTGTAAAAATGCCTTATTACCTATTGGATTCTTAGGGTCTTGTAAACTTAACTCTTCTGGTGGCATTAAATTTTCCGTACAATACTCTTCTATTTGTTTAATAGTATATCCAGTTGCCTTTAATTTCTTAACCAACAATAAGTTTTCTATATCTGTTTTAGTGAATTTGCTATTTTCTATTTTTAATACAGAGTTTAATGCAAAAACCCAATACCTTATTGTGCTAAGTTTTTCATTTAATAATTTAGAAACTTGAGTGGCATTATAATAAAAAGGTTCACCATTAATATTCTTTTCTTCAAGTGTTTTTTCTAACCTTTCTTTATATTCTTTATATTCCACATCAATAATGTCTTGATTTTCTTGTTCATTATCCATAAAAACCACACCTTTCAACTATATTTTTAAACTAATTTTATTATATTTTATAACTAAAGTAAATGTAAATTAACAAAAATATAATAAAATTAGTTTAGATTTACTTTAGTTAATTTTGTGAATACTTTATATTTACTTTACAATAGAAATATACTACTTTACATTTACTTTAGTTTATAAAATTTTTACTTTATATTTACTTTACTTTATATATGTCATTTTAGTATTTTATAATGTAAATATAATATTTTTGGATACTATTTTGATGATAGTATAGTATTAATATAGTGATATTATGATGTAAGTATAATGATGATATAATGTGAATATAATAATATAAAGAACTAATATAATATTTTTTAAAAGTATTATACTAGTTTATAAAGGTTATAAATAAATAGAAAGATTTTTTAGAAATATTGACTATTATTTAAGATATAGTATAATGAAATTAACAAATATAATAAGGAGGAAGGAATATGTCTTTTAGTAAGATGGATTATAGTATTCTTGGTGCTATTGTTGATGAAGATTCACCTAATAAAAAAGGATTATCTAGGTTAAATGGAACAAGCTATAAAGAGTTGCAAATTAAAACTGGTGCTTCACAATCTAAAATTCAAAAAACTATAACAGAATTTATAAAATTAGGATTTGTAAAACAAGGGATAAATAATGGTAGAAATAAAACCTTTATATTAACACCAGAAGGATATAATGAAATAAAAGATATTCATAAAAGTATAATAGATTTTGAGGAGGATGATGAATAATGGATAGACAAAATTGCTTAATAATTGGTTGTGGTGGTTGTGGTTGTAAACAGTTAGATGAACTTTTAAATATTGACAATAGATATGCTTCATTATTTGTTAATACTAATTTGGCTGAGATGGATATATTAGATAACTATACTGAAAGAAATAGTTTTTATATTCCAAATGCAGATGGAACAGGTAAAGACAGAAATTTAGCTAAAAAATATTTTACAGAAGAACAAGCAAACTTAATTGGTTTACTAAGAAAATTCGCCAATCAACCATATATATATTTATTAGCCTCCGCTGATGGTGGAACTGGAAGTGCTGCTATAATAGCTCTTAGTAAAATAATCAATGTTTTTCTTCCTGAGAAACAAGTTAATATTATATTAACTATACCATCTTTAAATGTTAATAGAAAATCATTAGAAAATACAATAGATACATGGAATGAATTAATATCGTTAAGAACTAAAAAAATAATAAAATCCATTCAATTTATTGATAATAATAAAGAATTTGCTAATAATACAACTAATAAAGAAGCATTGATTAATAAAAAAGCTATGACAATATTTGATAAAAGTTTTGATATGGTAGATGGTGGTATAGATAATTCAGACTTGGAAAAAGCACATAATTATCCAGGATATAAAATAATATTGCCATTAAAAAATATATTTAATAATATAAGTGAAGCTATAATTGATGCTGGAAATGAATCTGTATTTTATTTGCCAGAGATTAATACAAGTAATAGCACCATTTATCAATGTAAACAAATGTTAGGTAGTATTAATGAAGTGTATAATGAAAAAGAATTAAATAAAGTTATAGAATCTTTTGAGTTTTCAAAGATTAATGTAACTGATGATGAATCTATTCTTATGTTATCAGGCTGTAAAATACCTAGGGATATAATAGAGCTGATTAATGAAGCCTTAAAAGAAACTATTGAAAGAGAAAAGAGATTTGATGATAATAATAACGATGATGATTTATTCATTAAAAGAGATAATGTTATTTCAAAAGAAACAATAAATGAAATTTCTTCTGATAATGAAAAATCTAAGAAAAAGAAATCTAAATCAAGAGTATCTAAGGAAGAATTTAAAAGATTATTAAAAGATTTATAAAAATATTATATTTTAAGCTAAAAATGACCTAAAAATTGAATAAATTTAAGCATTTTATCCAAAGAGCTTACGACAATTGATTTATCGTAAGCTCTTTTATTTTTTGTTTTAAAATATGTGTAAAATGGCTTAGTTGTGCGATTTGTTTAGATTTATTAATAGATGAATTATTTTCTTAAAATAGAACAAGGGTTGTTAAGTCGGTTTAATTGGCTTAGTTATGCGATTTATAAGGGTTTAAAGTGCTATTTTAATAATTTTTTTAGGATATATCAATCGAAAGAAATGGCATGGTTGTGCGATTCTTACGAAACGTTCTACGAGTGCGTTTAAAGGTAATTTTAGGATTATGATAGGAAATTATGATTTTTGGAATAATAGTAGGAAAATTGGAATTAAGATGAGATTGATATGATAGTAGGAATAGGTGTTGATATATATATATATATTGTAGCACATATTGGCGTGGAGCGTGGAGATTGATGTGTTTGTGCCTTCCAATTTCTTCCAAAAATAACACAAAATGTAAACATAGCCCCCTTCCTGAAATGGCTTAACTATGCGACTTATAGCGTTTTACATTAATAAAAATACAGTAGAATACTATATTCTACGTTATTTTTTTGATAATTTAAATATATTTGGATAGAATCCAGGAGCATTAAAAAATAAAAGCTGTAGTTATTTATACATTAATAATTTATAAAAAATTATGCTTAATTGTTTCATGTGAAACAATTTTCTTTTTTTCGTATTTTTTTTCTCGCCCTAAGAAGCAACCCATCTTTTAACACTTATTATCACTTTAATATTATCTAATTGAATAAAACACATCACTAAATCATCAAATCACTTCAACCCTCCAGGATAACGCGTTAATATCGGCGTCGAGCCTTTGCATTTTCAATTTTGTCATACATCCATTAATAAATCTGTCTATAATACAAATACAAATCATATAAAAATCCACTATACAAACACAAATACAATTCAATAATCAATAACCATTATCAATTAACAAATTAATACTAAAAAGTTTAAATCATTAATAATTTACTATTAAAAACACTTAAACGCTTACTAAATTATCAATAAAACTATTAAAATAATATCAATTTTTATAAAGATTTTTAATAGAAAATTAGTCATTATTATTGACGAAAACAACGAAAAGAGGTATAATATAATCAAAGGAGGGGGAAATACCTTCAATGATATAGTAACGGAAACCTTGCAAGTTGGAGGAACAAACAACAAAAGCTGTAAAACTTGCAATATTGTAATTAATAGCATATAAAGGGTTGCAACCTTAAATTATTAAAAGGAGGAAAACAAAAATGAAAAAAGTCAAAATTAATCCTAGACCCAACAAAAAGAAGCCAATATCAGAAAAGATAAAGGCAATTAAAGTAAGCAAAGGAATAATAAAACTAAATGATATGATTATAATTTCCTGCAAAGATGACTTTCAATAAACTAAACAATTAGTCATCATAAGAAATTTAAAAATTTATATCAGCAAACAGAACAAACAGTAAAGGAGGTTCAAGGGTTGCGAACCTCCAGAAAACAAATAAAGGAGTGGTAAAAATGAGTAAAACAATTAAATCTGTAATAATTGAAAATGCAGATAAAAAAACAATATTTAAAGGTCAATACCTTATAGCATTAGAAAAATTATTCAAAGGAGAAACTGTAGATATTTCAGATTTTGACAACGGTTCATGGGAACCAACATCAAAAATTAGTCATTTTATAGGACTTTTAAAAATTTCTGGACTATGGGAAAATTTCAGAATTGCAAAAAATGGAAACAGTTTAAGAAATACAGATATACAAATATGTGAAAATTATTATATGTTTATCAATGATATTTTTGATTTAGACTGTAGAAACAACAAACAAATAATTATAAAATATTATTTTAACAAAGAAAAATTTTATATTTTTGAATTTGATGAAAACATAAATAAATATGATAAATTACAAGTTACTATTGATTACAAGAATAATCAATATTCAATCTGGGGAATTAAAGGCACTATAGCTGATTTGTTAGAAGAAAATTACTTAAATTATTTTGATGCATCAATTTTATATTATGCTGAAACAAAAGAAATTGATGAAATAGCTTAAAAGAAAAAAAAGAAGGCTACTAAGAAAAAAATCAGCTTTTAAAAGTAGCCTTCACATAAAATTTACTTTTTATAGGAGGTAAAAAATGAGTAAAACAATAGTAAAACATGAAATATTGGAAGTTTATAAATATAAAGAGCTTTCAGAAAGGGCTAAAGAAAATGCAAAAGAAAATTATTTAACTAATTATAGAAATGCTTACGAATTTGAAGAATTAGTTAAAGAAAATTTAAAAGAATTATTTAGAGATGCACAATTAAATGTACAATTTGATTTAAGTTATTGTCAAGGAAGTGGATTTAATATTTACGGCAAAATAGACTTATCATGTTTATTAGAAATTGAAGAGATTTTTAATAAATTTTCTGATAAAGAATATAGAACAATAAATTTTTATTTAGATAACGTATATTATTATTACAAATTAAAAGAAAATATAAGATATTCATATTGCATTATACAAAATGCAGATATAGAAGAATTTATAATTGATAATCTGCAAGGAAATTTTAAAAATATTAATTATAAAGTTATAGAAAAATTTTCAAAATTAACAAAAGAATATTTAATCAATTTATGTTCGGATTTTGAAAAATCCGGATATGACTATTTTTACAAAGTCGATGAGTCAGAAATGGAAGAATTGGAAGAAGATTATTTAATAGACGGTAGCACATTATAATATTATAGGAGGAATAATTAAAATGAAAAATTTAAACGAGCTTTTACAAGAAAAGCAAAAGTTTACAATTGAAAAAGATAAAGCAAATGAAAAATATTACAACTTTAATAAGCCTACTCACCCTGATATGGAACAAATGAAAGAGTATAAAAAATTGTTGCGTGAAGGAAACGAGCAACAAGCGAAAGAATATTATATTGGCATCAAAGAGATTACAGAAAAAAACAGACTAGAAAAAAAGGAACTAGAAAAGAAAAAAAATATCTATCAATTGGCTTATGAAATGATAAATATAAATATAATTACAGCGTTTGAAAACTTACATAAAGAAGAAATTCTTAATGTATTAAATAAATATGTTAAGAAAAGAGTAGGAGAAAAAACAAAGGAAAAAATTGAGAATGAAATTAAAGCACTTGATGAAAACATAAAAAGCTGTTATTTAGATATAAAATATGATATGTTTGGCAAAAATGAAATTATATTGTATTATGGTAATTTTGATTTTGAAATTAAAATTAATTTTTACGAGGTCGATAATTGGCTAAATGAAAATGGAGAAAAAATAAATGATATTTGTAATTATACTACAGCCAATTACAAATACATTGATGATATCTTACAATTAGCAAAAGAAAAAACAGAAGAAAAAGAAAAATTAGAAGAAGAAACAGAAAAAGCAATAAAAAAACTTAAAGAAAAAATAAGAAGTTTTAATAACTTCTATTGCTACAGTGAAAATAAGTTTAAAATTGATGAATATTCTATATTTAGATAAATCAAATTTAAACAATTAGTCATTATTAAGAAGCAAGAAGGGGCGGACTAGCAACGCCCCAGGAATTTAAAAAAATAAGGAGATAGAAAAAAATGGATAAAATAATAATAAAAAATAATTTTGCTGTAACTGTAAAAAGGGCGGGTTTTGACACAAATGGCAACCAAAAATATATAATATCTATTTATGCAAAATATGGAAATATGGAAGAAGAATACAACAATATTAATTTCTTTTGCTACAACAAAGGTAAAAAAATAGGTAAATACAGCAAAGCAAAAGATGTGTTTACTACAATTTCATATGACATTAATAAAAAAGTTTCTGAAATATTTTCAGAAATAGAGAATGTTTTTGAGGAATAAAAAGGAGATTTTAAAATGGAAAATAATGAAATAATACAGCTAATAGAAAAAAAAATAAATTCTGTTAAACATGGGTCAATAATTTTGACCTTGTATAATGGAATTATTACAAAAATAGAAACAAATGAAAAAATATCATTTTCTGAAAAAGGACAAAATAAATAAATAAATAATTACAGCTGGAGGCGTTTAATCTTCCACACTGCTTAAACAAACAAACAATTAATAATAAATATAAATAAAGGAGATAAGATTATGTCAAATAAAGAAAAAAATATAATTACAGTTGCAAGAGGTTGCAATATGTGGCGTCCAATGGTAGTAAATGGCAATGAAGTAAATAACATAGTTATTTACAAAAATGGTAAAGAATTATTTAGGCTTAATTGTGGTTTTTTTGAGATGAAAATAAATAATATTCTATCCGAAGATATTATAGCTTTTAAGATTTCTGAACCGGTAAAAGCTATAAAATTAAATTTAAATAGAAATGACAATTTTTACATGCTTGACAAAGAAGAATTTGAAAGATGGAAAGAAAGAAAATATATTTTATATATCAATGAAGAGGAGGTAAAAGTAAATAAAATATATGAAAGTCTTTTATATAAAAATGAATTTGAAAAAAAATTTATACTTACAGCCGATTTAACTTTTGTATATAGCTGTAAAACTAAAGAAAAAGAATATAAAAATATTACTGTTAATTCTTTAGGGATTATAAGAAGAGAAATAACAGAAAAAAGGGAAAAGTTCAACGAATTATTAAAGAATTTAGAAGAGAAAAAAATAAAAATTAACAGTTACGAGCTTGAACAACTGTTAAAATATTACAATTTAGTAAAAAAAGAGGTTTAAGGTGGGTATTATAAACCAAAGAAAAAAGTTGTATTTATCACTTGACTAAGTTTATCAAGATTAAATACAATTATAAGAAAAAAATAAATAAAGAAATATCATCGCTTGACTAAGTTTTTCAAGATTGATATATTTATAGTTTTATACTATTTATATATCAATCTTTTTTTATTGCAAAAAATAAAAAAGCTGTTACTCCAGAAAACAAAAAAATAAATTATTTAATTTTGGAGCTTTAATAATTCATCAAACAAAAATATAAATAGATGTAACAATAAGAAAAATACCAAAAAAAAAGAATGAACATCAATTTATATAAATCAATCAAATTAATTAATAGCTTTCAGCCTAATTATTAAGCTTATACAACGTTTTAAATTATTCAAACTTAAAAATCATTATTAAATAATTTAAAGCACTTTAAAAAGCCTAATAGAACAGTTATACCAGTAAGGAAAAAATATAAAATCATTCTATTAAAATAAATAATCATACATCATATAATAAACAATTACACAAGATTTAAATTTTAAATAGAATGACAAACTAAGATTTATACATTTAAGCTTTATTTAAAATCAAAAATTTGTATAAATCGATATATAAAATTATTCATTAAAAGTGTTTTAAGGCGTTTAAAGATAAAAGGTCAATTTTAACTATTAAGTATATTAAAAAGCCTTTATAAAGCCTATAAACGTTACTAAAACGATAATAAATAGATAAAAATAATTAAAATTAAAGGAGATAAAAAATGAAAACAGAAATAATATTATTAATAAAATATCTTATATCAATATACTTATTATCATTTATATTTTTTACAGTTGTTCAAAAAATGCACAATTTATATTATCCAAAAAATAAAAATATAAATAGATGGAGCAATAAGAAATGTAAAAATAAAAATGATAAGCTAAATAAATATAATAAGTGTTCATCAAAAAATAAAAGACTTACTAAAGAAGAAAGGAAAAGAATAGAAAGAAAATATAAGTTAAGAACATCTTAAAAAATAAAAAGCTCCAGGAGCTGCAATAGTTATAGTTATTATATATATTAGTTATATTTATATTGTTGTTCATGGATTCAGATAGTTATGCCTCTTCTTTCTTTGTTGTCTTTCTATTGTCTACTTTCAAACCTTTTGTTATTACATCTTTGTTTTTAGAGATAGTAGAAAGAAGGAACAAAGAAAAAAGGAACAAAGAAAATAAGATAAAACAATTAAGCTTTGTATTATTTTATGCAAGGCTTTTTTATTTTGTTAATAAACTTTATCTTTATCATTAGTTTATGTTTAACCTTTATTGATTTAATCAAAGCCGACTATCCTTTGTATTCTTATTATTGAATCAACAAACATTAATCAAGAGTTGATTTAAACATTAATCAAACTATTCAATAAGTCATTCAATCAACTCTTAACAGCTTATCAATCACTTAACTAATCAATGAACCCACATCATAGTTAATCTTAATGCAATTAATCTATATCAACTTACACAATACTTGTAGATGGCTCTCTATATACAATACATGATGAATTCATAAGGTTATATAATATATTATCTTATCTTTAGTTAACCAATAATTATATATATATTAATTAACCATTTTCAAGATATATCTATATATAGATATTGTTATTAAATCTTATTATAAGCCTATATAAAGCAGTTATATTCATTATGTACAAATTATACTATTAAATCAATAAGCCCTCTTAGAAGAGCTATTAGAGGTATTAAATCATATATTAATTATATAACAACATATTCATTCTTCAGTAATCTATTTTTCTATTCATTTATATATATATTAGTATCATTATTACAGCCTCTTATATGGATATTTAGCTTATTAATAATAAATTATACTATAAAATTATTAAATCTTTTCTATGAGCCTATTAAACGCATTTAAAACTATTATGGTATAATATATTATATTAATATATGATTTATCTATATACATATATATATGATTTACAATGTGATACGTATTTTTTACATTGACAAGTTATCTATAGTAACAATAGAAATTTATACTTATTTTTTTATGCTTAAATTCAATAAAAATGAAATTAATTTTAAAAGTGTTCTATAGGGAAAAATTTTGCTTTTTAGTTACCTTTTATAAAATACCAAATAAAAAAATTAAAATAACTATTGACGCAAACAACGAAATAATATATTATTAAATCATAAACTTAATAAACAATTAGTCATAGTTAATATGTATTAATAAAACTGTCTAGTTGGAATGGTACAATAAAAACATAAAATAAATAAAAGGAGAGAATGAATATGATAATTAATGTTGGACTTAATGAAGCAGCAAAAATGGTGATTGATACCAAAAGCATTAGAAAAGGATGTTTTGCAGATAGGGGAATTCAAGGTCATATTGCTATTGAATATGACCACAACTATTGGGGAAGCGACATTGAAAGGTTTGATTTTATAGCAATAGGTATTGGCGAGGATGAACACTATTATTACTGTGCTTGTATTGTTGATGATTCTGTTGAAGTAAAATGCTTTTCAGAAGATGATTATAACCTTATTTGTGAGGAATATAATGTTGAACCTCACACAATCACATTTAATTAGCCGAAACTAGAGAAAATCTCTCTAGTCTGCATAAGATGGCAACTTGTGCACTGATGAAGGTAAGCTAAAAAACAAATAATAAAAATAAGGAGAGGTTTTATTATGAAATTTAATAATATTTTTGATTTAGAAGAAATGAAAGGAAAAACAATTAAATCTGTATACATAGTATTTACAGATGATAAAGAGATTGTATGTTTTAATCCAGTTTCTTCATGTGGGATATTAAATGATGGGGTTACTTATACTATTAGATTTAAAAATGGAGTAATAGTTGATGATAAGTTTATAGAACTTATTGAAAGAAGCAATGCTTGTTTTAGAGAAGGAATAGAGCAATTTTTCGCATATGGAAAAATTAAATATCTTCGCACTAAAGGATTTTATGATACAGAGGAAGAAATAGAACAAAAGAATAATAATATTATAAAAGGTTTTGAACTTGCAAAACAAATTTATGTATAAAAAAGGAGTTAAAGTATGGAGAAATTAACAATTGAAGAGTTGCAAAAGAAGTTAGTAGGCTCTGAATTTAGTTTTATAGAATTGAATAACTTCATGGTACAAAACGGCTATTTAGTTGTGTTTATTGAAGGTTCAATAGATTATATAAAAACAGATGAGAAAGTTATTTTTATAGGGAAAGATTCTGAAAAATGTGAGGTACTTATAAAATTAAAAATTATTTCTGACTCTTTAGATGAAGAAGCTGAAGAAAAATTTAATTTAAAAGTTACTTCAGTAGAAAAGTTCTAAGAGAATTAAACAGTTACCGCTCTGTATAAAAGCGGACTTCAATACAAATATATAACAATTCATTAAGAGAAAAAATTATATATTTATATTGAAGCAATCAAAAAATAAATAATAATAAAGGAGTGTTTAATTATGAAGAATAATAATATTAAGTATGCTATAATACAAGAAAGTGAAAACAACATATCATATATTAATGGAGCAAGATGTCAAGTTACTATTGTTACAGAAAGACCAGCGGCTTATGAAGATACAATAGATTTAGAAGGTTTAAATGTACTTCAATATGGGCTGACTAGAGAGAAAGTATTAAGCAGAAGTTATTCCATTGAGGAATATTATTGCGATTGTTGTATTTCTCACTCTGATGTAGAAGCCAGAGAGTACATAATATAAAAAGGAGTGTTAAAACCATGAAAAATATAGAAAATAAGTTAATTAAAATTATAAGTGCAAGAAACGTTAATGAGTTACCTTTATTAAAGGACTTAAAAGAAAAATTAGCATATAAAGATAATTCAGATTTCTGTGAAGATTTTACTGTAGCATTTATGGAAATAGCTTATAAAGAAATAACAATAAAAGACGGTACAGTAATAACTTTAGTAGAAAATAATTGTTTTAATGACTATTATCATAAGTATTTCTATTATATTAAAGATATAAATACTTATATTTGTATGGATTGTGGATTAAGACAAAAATCATATCAATATAATTCAAATGAGGAAAAAATTTTATTACCTGCTGATTGGAATGGTGAAGGCGTAAAGGCATATTTACAAAAGAGAGAAGAAAAAATAGAGAATAAAAGGAAAGACTCTATTTTGATGCAAGAAGAACAGATAAAGTTAAATGCTTCTTGCTATAACTGTATGTATAAACAAGATGGAGAATGTTGTTTATTGAATAATGAATTATTTAGTTCAAATGAGTGCGAAGATTGGTCAAGTTGCGATTAAGGAGAAAAATTTATGAAAATAACTAGAATGTTCCATTAAAATTAAATAAATCATTAAAATATAGTCATGTTTACGTATACAATATTGTCATATTTTATTGAATTGTCAAATAATAGGATAATAAGTGTTAAATTTTAAAGAGCTGCTATGTAAGTAGCTCTTTTTAGCATATTGTATATATAAATATACTTATGCTTATTAAAAATAATAAAATTAACAAATCTATTCTTATATATTCTCTTTTCATATTTTCACCTCTTCAAGAATTCTGTACAATTCAATAAAAAAATATTCAAAAAAGTATTTACAAATATATGTAAGAAGCATATAATACCAAGTATAGAAATAACTGCAAGTAATTGAAACTTAACATCTATTTAAATGATAGAATAACATTTAAGAAATACCTATAAGGATTGAGACCAATTTTAAGTTGGTCTTTTTTATTTATAAAAAAGTATTGACAACGGAAACACCGAATGTTAAAATATAATCAACGCAAACAACGAATTTAAGGAGGAATAAATTATGAAATCAATAGAGCAGTTAAGAAAAAATATTGAAGAATACCATAATAAACCTTGGTATGTAATGGGCTTACTTGTAGGCAATTTTGAAACAGATGAAATTAAAAGAAAGTATCCAAAAGTTTATAAAGCTATTTTTAAAGATGTTTCCTTTGATGATAATACTTTAGAAAATATGTTTAACTTTTTAAATAGTAAAGGCATGGAAACCTCAGAACAAGAAGACTTTAGAAATTGGTTTAATGAATGGAAACCAATTGATGAAGGTGATGAAGATTTAAAATATTGGTTTATATCTGGTTTTATAAACGGGCAAGTAGAATTACATCAAGAAGATTTAATAACATTTTCAGAAGCATCAGAGCTTTATGGAATAGCAGAAAGTACACTTAGGTCAGCAGCTAGTAGTGGTAGATTTAAAGATAATGAGATTAGAAAGAGTGGTAAAGTATGGCTCGTCACTAAAAAAGGAATAGAAAGATTATATGGAAATTTTATTAAAAAATAAAAAAATCATTTACGTTTCCGTAAATATATGCTATAATTTATTTACGGAAACGTAAATGATTAAAAAGGAATGATGATTTATGGAAACAAAGAAAATGAATGAAATTAACAAGAGTAATGTTTGGTACAAATTAGGAGTATTATTTGGTGAAAATATATCAATAGAAGAGCTAGATATATTTTTAAAGAAAAATAACTTATATTCTACCGTTAATAAAACTTCTGATAGCAATTTTAAAAAAGATACATTTCAAAAAATGTGTTTATTCTTAGATGAAAGAAATATTAATACAGCAGAAGTAAAAACATTATATGTAAAGTGGGATGAAGTTAAAGACCACAACTTAAATGGTTTTGATAAGTATAGTTTTTACTGGGGTTATGATATAGCTTCAATGGAATGGATAACACTTTCAGAAGCAGGTGAAATAATGAATACCACATCAGATAATCTAAGAATGGCTATTAAGAATGGCAGAATAAAATCTAATGATTATAAAAAGAGTGGTAAAGTATGGTTAGTAAGAAAATCTGCTATAAATAAATTAAAAAATAAATAGGTTTTCCACTTCCCTTTAAAAGTGGATTTAAAAAAACTGTCCAGTTAAAATGATATAATAAGTATATAATAATTAATAAAATGATTAAATAAGGAGTATATTAATATGAGTCAACTAGCAGATAAGGAGATTGATTTTATAGTAGAAACATATAAAAGACTTTATAGCATTGAAAAGACAGCTAAAGAAACTGGATACTCTGTTGTTACAGTTGGAAAATATGTAAAACACTTATCTAGCAAAGATAAAAGGAGTAAGGACTGCAAAAACGCAGTTCTTCAAATAGATATGAATACAGGAGAAGTAATCAAGGAATGGGACAGACCTGCAATAGCTTCAAAAAAGCTTGGAATTAATGCAGGAAGTATCACAAGGGCATTGAAGGGAGAATTGAAACAAGCAGGAGGATATAGATGGAAATATAAGGAAGGGAAAAGCTTATTTCCAAGAGTAGTATTAGAAAAGTTCACTTTGTATAGGTGGACTTGTGTAGAGTGTAGCAATACTAATATAGTAGAAAAACAACAAGAGGAAGTAAAATGTTCTAAGTGTGGCAAGTGGTTTACCACACAATAAACCATATAAGATAGATATTATACAATATTATAAAGATTTAGTCATAATAAAATAATAAGTTAAACTACTTTAAAAGGCAAAATGAGAAAAAATGAAGATGAGAAATATATTAGTAACAATCAATGGCTATCAATTTTTACAACAATCAGAAATTATTAGAAATGAATTTGCTTAAATTTTAGGAGCTTCCTAATTTTGAGAGCTCTTTTTTCTTATTTTAGGACTAGTTAATTCTAGTCTTTTATTTTTTTAAAGTTTCTAAAAAACTATTTACTTTTACGATTAATCGTAATATAATAAGAGTATAAAATAAATTTGAAAGGAATGATTAAATATGAAAATAATAGGAATGAAATGGAAAGACTTAAAAGAAGAAACAAAACAATTTTTATTAGAAGATGCAATAACTTCTGATGGTAATTGTTGTGCAGTTTTAACTGGTGAATGTATAGTTGATTTAACAGACAATTTATCAGTTGAGGGTAAAGTAATAGATGGAAATATAATCATAGATAATGATGCCGTTATTTACAATCCAAAGGAAGGAATTGAGCCACTTTCTTATTCTGATAGAATGAAATTTATAAAAGAAAATGAGCTTATAAATAATGTGATGACAGTTAATGAAGCAGCTAAAAAATGGAGAGTTGTAGAAGGAACTATAAGAGCAGCAATTAAAAGAAAAGATTTTGTTTTAGGTGTTGATTTCAGAAAAGCAGGAAGAATAACACTTATTACAACAGAAGCGATGATAAGATTATATGGAGAATTGGAGGAATAATATGATAGGAGAAAACATAAAAAAATATAGAGAAATAACTAATTTAAGTGTTAAAGAATTAGCAGAAATGATAAAATGTACAGAAGGAACTATTAGAAGATATGAAAAAGGAGAAAGAATTCCTACTATTGAATATTTGCAATTACTTGCTAAATTATTAAATGTAGATGTGGAAGATTTAGCAAGTAAGGAAGAGTTGGAGAAAGTGAAAAAAAGAACTGGTTTTAACTATGAATTAAAAGAAACTTTATCTAAAAATATGATACAATTTAGGGAGGAAAGAGGAATTAATCAAAAACAATTTTCAAAAGAAACTGGTCTTGCTATAGCGGCATTAAATAAATATGAAAAGGGAATGGTTCTTCCAAACCTTGAAGCTATTATAAAGATAGCAAATATTTTGAATGTAAGTATTGATGAACTTGTAGGAAGAAAAAACATAGAAAAAGAAAACAATGATTATAAAATTCATTGTAAAATACCTCAAAGAATAAAAGCTTTGAGAATAGAAAAAGGATTAAGTCGAAAAGAATTTGCTGAATTATTAAACACAAATTATTCTAATGTGAGAAGTTGGGAAGTATCTTTCATAAATGTAACTGATAGCTTAATAGATGTTGCAGAATTTTTTAATGTTAGTTTTGATTATTTATTTGGAAAAACAGACAAAAAGGGTATATTTAGAAGACCTACAGAGAATATAAATTCAAGATTAAAAATTTTATGTACACAAATTTCATATTCAGGGTTAGGTAGAAAATTAGCCAAATATAATATATCTGTTTCACATACAGGTATAAGTAAATGGTTTAAAGATAATATTCCTTCTACTAATATTATTATGGTACTATCAGATATTTTTGATGTATCAATAGATTATTTAATGGGTGTATAAAATAAGAAAATGTAAGGATAGATAACACTTAAAGAAATTGGAAATACAATACAAGTAAAATTCAAAGAAGACGAAGAACACATATTAGATTTTTAGATAGATAAAAACAGAAAATAGTTATAGATGGTGTTTAAATAACGCCAAAAGGAAGAGGAGTTATATTTGTTCCTCTTTTTTGTTTTTGAATAGGCGTAAAGCTAATGTATATAAATAATAACATATGTTATGTATACAATACATTACAATGTAATTAGATGTCATACAAAATTAATTATCTTATTGAATTAAACTTATTAGATACTCATTTTCTATTTTTAGAATTATATATTAGTCTAGTCTATATATTAGTTATATATCTAATTAAATCTTAAATATTAGTTATATACTTAGCTTAGTATAGATTTCTATTTTTAGAAATATTACAAAAATAAAAATAAACCAAGATTAAATTTAATCTTGGTTTATTTATTCTCATATTCTTTTAAAAGTAGTTGAATTGATGTATCTAATAATTTAGATACGGGAATCATTGTTTTTTTAGATAATTTTTTTAATTTATCTAGTAATTCTCTATCATATGATGCCGTATATCTTTGTCTAGTTTTTAAATCTGAATTATATTTAGTCTCCATATAGTTTACTCCTTATTTAATTTATTCTAACTATTTCTATATTGATTATACCATAAATAAAGGCTTTTGTAAAAAATAACTTGACTAAATTTAGTTATAAGGTATATGATAATATTAATAGTTAAACTTGAATAACATTAACTAACTTTGAGAATTAATTATAAGGAGGAAAATTATTATGAAAAAAGATTATTTAGCATTTAACAATTATATATTTAAAGCTGAAAATCTAAGCTTAGAAGAAGGATACATGATGCAAGTATTATTTCAATTCTATAATGAAGCTTTAGGATATGCTTATCCAACCTATAAGGCACTTATGAAGGCTTGTAAGACTAATAGGCAAGCTAAAATAAGTAAGATTTTGAAAAGCCTTGTAGCAAAGGGCTACATCACAGTAGAAAAGCACGGAAACAATAGATACTACATTGCAGGGGTAGAAAAATTCATAGAAGGTAATGCTCCAGTACAAGAAGAGGAAGCTTCTACAGTAGAGGGACTTTCTGCAAGTCAAGAGAAAACTCTTATGAAGTTGGCAGGTACAAAAGAAAGGTTCTTGCAGATGGTGAATTATGCAAGGAGCAGGGCTAAAAATCTATTTGCCTATGTGTATAGGCTTCTAAAGGATAATGTTGTCCTAGGGGCAAAGGATACCTCTGTAAATCCCCATTACAATTCTGCAACTCCAAAGGGATATAGTGATTTCAACAACTTCAAGGCTCGTGAGTATGATTATGAAGCATTGGAAAGGCAATTATTAGGTTGGGATTGATAAAACAATTTCAATAATTTAAAATCAGGAGATGAAAAACATGATTAAAATAAGATTAGAATATGCAGACAATGAAAGAGGATAAAAAAGAGCTACAAAAGGCTTCAGACATTTTAGAGCAGGACTTTAATATATTAAATAATATTTATAAGAGAATATATTTAGACATAGAAGAAAAATAATTAAGGGAGGAATTATATGCAAAATAATATAATAGATAATATTAGAAAAAATAAAGATAAATTAAAGATAGGTGAATTATATTCTTATAAACAATTAGCCGAAATATTAGATATAGAATATTTAAAATCTACTAATTCTAAAAAAGCACAATTAAAATTAGTTAATACAATTGTTGAATTAGATAAAATCAAAACAAAATATAAGATAATTCAGATTAGAGAGAAAGAAACACAAGTTATAAAAAATAATAAAAATAGTAGATATAATAAGAAAGCAACTTATACAGATGATATATTATTAACTACATTATACTTTTTATTAAGTAATACACATAATTCTAATAAAAATAATATAGTTATATATATTAACAAAAATGAATTAGCCAATAATATAGGTTTGAAACATGAACATAATAGTTTAGTAGCAAAATATCAACCAGATAATTTTTGTGAACAAATTGATGTTAATACAGCAACATTTCATTACACATACCCTAGATTATTAACTAGTATTAATTCAGCTTTAAATCTAATGTTAAAAAAGCTTAAAAGAGAAGGATTGGCAACTATATTTGATAGAATGAAAATTACAACAATAAAAGATGGTATTACAAGAATGGCAACAAATGAAGAATATGCAAAGATTGAAGATATAAAAAGAGAAGTATTAACTGAAATGAATATTAAGAATGAAGCATTATTATATAATAAATATCTTAATTGTATTCAAGAATTCTATAATAAGGTAGAACAAAAAACTTTTAAAGAATTAGGCATAAAAAATAGTTATAAAATATTAGAAATACATTTAAATAGAAAGAATATTGATGATTATTTAAAAACATTTAAAAATACAACTCTTGAAGAATTACTATTAATTGGGAATGAAAAATTTACAAATAAGCAAATAACAAATTGTAAAAATGATAAAACTAGAAAGCTAAAAAAAGAGAGCATACCGGCAGCTCTAATTTTAGATAGTTTCGATATAGATAATCAAAAAATTATAGATAACTTGATTGATATTGGAGCAAATAACTTAAAGCTAGAAACTAAAGAAGATTAATAAATCATTTTTTTGACCAATTCTATTTTTCTAATATAATATATATATTATTTATTATTAAAAAAATAGAATTGGTCAAAAATTAGTCTATGTAATTTAAATATAAGCGTTAACACGCCGAATATTACGCTACGCTTATATTCTTCCCAGTTATTAATCCTTTGTACCAAAGGCTTAATGTAATAGAATTAATATTTTTTTGATTGTTTATAAGAGGTATATATAATGTATCTTATTTAAGTTAACATCTTAAGCCTTTAAAATCATAGTTTTAAATTATAAAAAATAATCATAACTTATTGACTATATAACATTAATATTTTATAATATAAATATCAACAAACAATTAGTCATAATTTAAGGAGTGATAACTATGACATATAAAGTATTGAACAGTTATTTAGATAATAAATCTAAAAAGGATAGATATAATACTATTATTACTTATAAAAGTGAAGTAATGCAATTGTATAATTTTATAATTGATGAAACTAAGGAATATAAAACTATAAATACTGAAAAAGAATTAATTAAAACAATAGATTATATTGCTTTATGTGAATATCTTAATCATAAAAATTATAAACCATCTGCTTATAATAAAAAATTAAGCGTGATTAAAGATTATTTTTCATTTTTATATTCTATAGGTATATTAGATAAAGACATCAGTAAACCAATTAATTTTATATCTGATGAAAAGGTAGAAGAGACTAGAACAGAAAAGGAAGTAATAAGTATCTCAGAAATGAGAGAAATAATAGCAGGATGCAAAACTAATAAAGACAAATTAATTTTATCTATTATGTTTGCATCAGGTTGCAGAGTAAGTGAAGTTTTACAAATAGAGCTTGATTGGATTTCTAAAATAGAAATAAACAATGAAGAAATAATTAAAATATCTATTCCAAAGAAAATTATAAAAAATAAAGTAAATAGAGATATTTATTTAACTAATAACCAGCTTAATTATTTTAATGATTATATTTCTATAGAAAGAAATAAGAAAAAAATAATTCAAGGACACGAAAAATATTTATTTCTAACAAATGGTGGTAGAAGTTACTTAACCATTAAAGAAACTGGTGTAAGAGTAAGAAGTGAAGAAATAAATAAGAAACTAAAAACAATAATGAATAAGTTAGGAATAGATAAAAAAATAACCAATCATTGCCTTAGACATAGTCACGTAGTTGATTTACAGGGTCAGGGCGTGGATTTAGTAACCATTAACGATAATATTGGTTGGAAAGTTAATAATCCTTTATTTAATACTTATTCTAATCATACTACAGAGGAAAAGACTAAAAATATAATAAACATAACTAAATCATTAGTGGTATAAGGGGATGGAGGAATAATCCTCCATTTCTATTCTGTTTTACAAGATGGACAATCACAAGAAATTAAGTCTTTAATACAGCAATTTAATGCTTTGCTTATTTTGTATAATATATCTATTGTTGGATTAGCATTATTTCTTTCTAATTTACTTATGTAGTATTGTGAACAACCTACTCTTAATGCCAATTCCTCTTGTGATATATTCCTTGATAAACGAATAGATTTGATATTGAATGTAATCATTCAAATCACCCCTAGGCGATTATAAAATATATTAAATAAGTATTTCATTATGATTCTATTGGATGATTTTCTTAATATTAGAAAAGATAGAAAAAAATATTTAAAAATAAAACTGTGAGTTTTAGGTGGTCTACAAAATTTATGATAAAATGATTGTAGACTATTAATAATAAATGAAAGGAATGGGATAACATGGGAGATAATGAGCTAGAATTTATATGCTGGATGGAACTTTATAAAAATAAGAAATGGAAAGTATATGACTGGAATAGAAATGAAAAAAATATACTAAATCGTAAAGAATTTTTTGAAAAATATAATTTAGATATAAATAACATAGATGTAACAGCATTATACATATTTGATTCAGAAAAATTAGTAATGGTTGATATAGAATATAATACATATTTAATATCAATAATAGATTAATAAATCACCTCTTAAAATAATACATATATATAAAAATAATTAAGCATAACTTTGTTGACTTCAAGGATTTCTATATATATAATTATTTTAAGAGGTGATTTTATGTTTAATGAAGCACAGAAAGAAGAAATTATAAATGAAATTATTAATAATCCTAAGTTGCTTGATGATAAATTATTAAGCAACTTAAAGAAGGAATTTATAAGTAAAAATTTAAATATGATTAATATTAATAACATAGTTAATAAAAATATAACATTTAATTCTTTATTGATAAATGAACAAATAGCTTTTATTAAGGCTTGTTTAGAAACTTTAAAATGGGATACTAAATTAAATTTAAATTCTTGGTTTAGTAATCAAGAATTAAATGATTATGATGGCATGATGGAAATATCTGATGAATTTTTATTATCTAATGTTGTTAAATTTAAAGGATTTAAGCAAATTAATAATAACCAATATATTGGTAGTATAACTGTTAAGGATTTAGCGTTAGGCTTAAAAAATGGGTTTTGGAGCTATAATTTTGATACCCAAAGAAGACCGAATATAATAAAAGTTGGTTCTAAAGATAGTGATAATTATATTAAATTACCAACTGTTAATAAGGAAAGCGTAAAAGAAATAAAAATACTACTAAAGAATAATAAATATAATTTTGATGAATTAAAATTTAATATAAGATTAATTAGAGGAAAACAACCTCAAGTTGATATAAAATATTATATTGATAATATAAATGGAAATATCCCAGAAGAACTGCAAGAAGAATTCTCAAAATTTTGTGATATTGTTGTTAAATTAAATCCTGAAAACAGTAGTTCAAACCTAACGTTAATTGACAATATAGACGGTTGGCATAGAAGCTTAGCAACAGCAGAAGCTGTCTTTGAATATTATAGTGAATATGGTGAATGGTTAGAAGGAGAATTCCCTATGTCTTTATATATGGTAGATGTTCCAACAGCAAGGGATATTGTATTACAAGGATTTAAAAGGAATGATAATGTTTCTAATTCATGTACTAATAAAAACAGAAAAATAAATAATTCGCAGATATTTTTTGATGAATTAATAAAGAAAGTTAAAAAAATAAAAAATAAGACAACGGATGATTGGGGAAGAGCATCAAAAGAAAATCTTATTTATAGGGCAAATATGGAGAAGGTGATTAGGGTATTAGGTATTCCTATATCTACAATTAGTGATAGAAATTTCTTATCTGAAGATTTATCAGAAATTTTAAATAGAATATTAAATTATCTTTATGCAGATATTTTTAATAGAAATGAAGCTGATTTTACTAAAAATATCTATTCTAAAAATAATTTTTCTATATATCTAACTGCTGCATGGTTACTAAGAAATGAAGAAAATATAGAAGAATATATAAGGTATATTTATAATCTACAAGAAACAATAATTAAAGATAATGTATTAAACTCAATTACTCCTCCTTGCAATAAACTTATAAATTATATGAAAAAGATAATAAAAGAAATAGGT